ACGACCATTGCCCCGATGTCGTACCAGTCCTCGATCAGGTATGTGTCTTTACGTGGCATTTCGTTTGCCTCCCACCTGTCAAACCACAACTTCCCCCGTTTCGGCTTCGTCCGCCTGTCCTCCACCTCGACCGGCTCGAACTCGGCTTCCGGCGCCTTGATGCCGATCGGGCTGGTTCCATGATTGAAAGCGTTGCGGACCTTGATCTTCAGGTCTTCCGGCAACCACGGCGGCGAGCAGCGGTCGTTCCAGTGATCCAGCAACAGCTCCAGTGTCGTTGCTTCGCTGACGCCAAAATCCTTGACGCGCGCCGCGGTGGCAAACGTATGCGTGTCGCCGCCGGCGCCCTCGACGGCTGGCTCCGCCATCCTCAGCCACTCGACTGCCCGCCTGATGGCTGATTCGTCGTCGAGTTCGACCAAAGCGGCGCCAACCTCGCTCTGCCGCCGCGTCAGAGTGGCGCCAGCCGCGCGCCGCGCCACCTCAGCCCACTCCGCTGGCAAGTCCGCCAGCGCGTCCGGCGCGCTGTCGGCGCGGGCGTAGTGCCATCCGTCGATCACACTGCCCTCGCCGACGACATAGCCGCCGAGCGTCTTCAGGTCGACGTTCTCGCCGAGACGTGTCTTGAACGGCACTTTGCCGTCGACCCGGAAATAGTAATGATCGCCGCGGGAAGGCGTACGTACCCGGTATGTTACCGGTAGCGGCTCATCGGCCAGTTCTTCGGCCAGTCTCAGCGATTCGCGACCTTTGCGTCCGTCGCGCACGTCGACGTCGATCACCAAAACGTCCGCATCGAGCGCGACGCCGATGTTGTAGGGCTGGTCCCACCCCAGGATCGGGTCCGTCCACAGGGCTTGCACGGTGAGAGGATCGGAGCTCGCTATCCGCTTCCAGTCGGTTTCGAGGGCGGGGATCTTGGAGTTCGGCGCCAGCGGGAATACGCGAAAGCCCTTGGCGGCAAGGAAGACTGCTTGGTCGCGGAGTTTTGTCAAACGGCGTCTCCTCTTCGTGCGCCGGAACGGATATTTCGGACGGCACGATGTTCTCTTGTCAAACGGATTTGTATGTGAGAGTGTCCGAAAAGCAGAACGACTGCAACGCGGGCGTCTTACTTTGTGGGAACGGGAGTGACTGAATACCACATCGGCCAGCGGGTTCGTTTCGCTCCCGGCGCGTACGTTTCCGCCAGGCTGATCGACCGGCCGGCGCGGGTTGAGAGATACGAAGAGGTCGACGAAGTCGACTATGTGATCGTGACTGTCGACGGCGTCGAACAGTGGGTGTTGCCGGGAGAAATTCTTCCGCTGAAAAAGGAGACCGCATGAAAATTCTCGCTCTCGATCTTGGCACCACCACCGGTTTTGCTTTGTCATTGTCGGGGGGCGATATCGTCTCCGGTGTCTGGAAGCTGAAAGGCGGGCGATTCGAGGGTGGCGGGATGCGTTATCTCCGCTTCCGTGGACATCTGGACGACGTCGATGCGCGCCACATTTTTTCTGATCGGGTTTACTTCGAGGCAGTTCGCCGGCACATCGGCACCGATGCCGCTCACGTTTACGGCGGACTAATGGCGACGCTGACCGCATGGTGTGAAGAGAATGCGATTCCCTACGAGGGCGTGCCGGTCGGGACCATCAAGAAATACATCACCGGTAAGGGCAACGCCGGCAAGGATTTGGTGACGGCCGCGGTGTCGGCGCTCGGCTATAAACCCGTTGACGATAATGAGGCTGATGCGATCGCGCTGTTATTGCTCAAACGGTCTGAAATGGAGATCGAGGAGCCGAAGCCTTGGATGAGCTGATGGAACGGCTGTATGAACACGCCAGAAATCGCGCCGCAACTCTTTCGGATGAGAAGGATGCCGAACTTTTGGCACACGATGCGCGAGCATTCGCCGAAGCCGCCCTCGCCGCCATCCGGCAACCGCCGAAGTTGGAGACGACGGCGGAGGAACGTGAACGCGTCGCTGCTTGGGCTGGCGATGTATCGTGGTTTCCGAATGCCGAGGTGCGCGCGCTTCTCCGCGACGTCGCCAAGCTCATCGCTCACGTCACCGGGCTTCTCTCCGCAACGAAGGAAGAAGCCCTAGCCCTGCTCGACGCCGAGGCAACACCCGTCAACTATCCGAAGCCGTTATTTTCATCGGAGGACAGGGACAGGGAGTCGCCGGGAACGGACTCCGCCTCTAACGCTGCCCCTCTACAATCTGGCCCGGCAACCTCCGGCCAAGAGCGCATCGTGCGCGCGGCTGTTATGGTCGGTGAAGCCGTTTACTCGGTGGCTCCGCCGGGTCGGCATGGTGCGGTCTTTCAGATCCTGCCGCCGACAAGCGACGATAAACTTGAGGATCAAGGCTTCTTGACAAGTACCGGTCGCTTCGTCACCCGCTCCGAGGCTCTGCGCATCGCAACCACGGCCGGTCAGATCATCCATCAATCGAGCGGGCCAAATCCAACCGAACTGTTCACGGAGGACATGTGGTGAGCGACGACGGGCGGGTGAGTTGAACCTTTTTCCTTACCAAGTTGAGGGCGCCCGCTTCCTCGCCGAGAAGAAGCGTGCGTTGCTTGCCGACGACATGGGTTTGGGAAAGACCGCCCAGGCGATCGCGGCGTGTGATTTAGTCGACGCCGGCATGTTTAACGTTCTGGTCGTATGCCCCGCTTCTGTTCGAGAAACTTGGCATCGAGAGTTTCGGCGTTTTGCCGGTGACAAATACCAAGCGGTCGTACTGTCCTATGACCGGATTGCGAAAGGCACATACAAGAGCAGTGTGCCAGTGCACATTGATGTCCTGATTCTGGATGAGGCCCACTACCTGAAGTCCCGCACCGCCAAGCGCACCAAAGCAATCTTTGGTCCCAAATGCGACGGCGTTGGGGGACTGGTTGAACGGGCAAAGCACGTCTTTCTTCTCACCGGCACGCCGACGCCCAACAACCCATCGGAACTGTGGCCGATGCTGCGCGCCGTGATGCCGGACGCAATCGGGCCAGAGGGAATGAGCGCAAGAGGCGGCTGGCCAGGGACGGAAACAACTGTCTCTGTCGCCTGCGGCAAGCCCTTCTCCTACTGGCAGTACATCAACAGGTACTGTTATCTCCGCGACAATGGTTTCGGCACCGAAATCGTTAAGGGTCGGAACCTCGACGAGCTCCGCGCGCGAATTGCGCCATACGTTCTGCGGCGCAAGAAGGCTGACGTGATGAAAGACCTTCCGCCGATTCGGTTCGACCAGATTTACCTTGAAGGCGATTTGACGCTGCCGGTCGAAGTGTTGGCGGAGGTTGAGAACGTCGAGTGGGCGCTGGCGAACGGGGGCATCAAGGCACTGGCGAAGCTGGCGCCACACGTCGCGACGCTTCGGCGGTTGACGGGGTTGGCAAAGGTCAAGCCCGCGGTTGAATGGATCCGCGACTGGCTTGAGGCGGGCGGAAAGAAGCTGGTCGTGTTCGCGCACCACCGCAAGGTGATCGAAGGCTTGGCTGTTGGTTTGGCCCAAAACTTGTGCTGCGTGACCGGGGCAACGCCCGCGGATGAGCGACAGGACATCGTTAATCTGTTTCAATCGCGTTATGGACCTAGGATTTTCATCGGTCAAATTCAGGCCGCCGGCGTCGGGATTACCCTTCACGCCGCGTCTGATGTATTATTTGTCGAATCTTCATGGGTGCCGGCGGACAACGAGCAGGCCGCCATGCGGATCCACCGCATTGGGCAAAAGAACGCCTGTCTGGTGCGTTTCGCAACGCTTGCTGGTTCGATTGACGAACGCATCCAGCGCGCGGTAATGCGTAAGACCGCCGACGTCGCCAAACTGTTCAACTGAGAGGACCAAGGAAAATGAACCGAATCTCCATCGCGACATGTCTGTCTGCTTTCGTGCTTTTCGTGCTTGCCACGGCCGGCAACGCCTTCGCCGGGTGGTCGATCGACGACATGAACACGCAGATCGACCAGACCAATTTCATCGTCAACGCTGGCTGTTCGGGCACTCTGATCAATCTGCGGAACCATTACATCCTGACGGCGAGCCACTGCGTTAACGTGCAATACGAGAGCTACGACCGCGAGACGGTCGCCGAGGACGGCACCATCAAAACCGAGAAGGTTCGCCGGGTGAAACCTGGTGCGGTCAAGCAGGTGCTGTTCGACGCCTCGCTGGACGTTCGTGAGACCACCTACCGCACGAAGTTAATCGCCGTCGACACGACGCGTGACTTGGCGGTGGTGCAGACGGTTTCGCTTCTTCCCAACACGCGGGCGGCGAAATTGGAATGCGTCGACAACAAGGAACGCCGCGGCAGCGTCGTCTTCATCGTCGGCAATCCGCTCGGCCTCTACTCGAGCGTCGTTCAGGGCATCGTGTCGAGTACACAGCGCAGTTACGAGCTGCTGCAGTTCGGCACCGACGACGTGCAGACACAGCCGTTAATGCAGGTTTCCGGTGGTGTTGTCGGCGGCAACTCCGGCGGCGCCGTGTACAACCAGGATGGCAATTTGATCGGCGTCTCGGTGCTGGCGCACAAGGTCAACGAAGTTCTTGGCTTCGCTGTCCCGCTCGACGTCATCAAGGCGTTTCTGAAAGACAAGAAGCTCGATGGTATTTTTTCTTACTGCGACCAAATAGAGAAGAGGTGAAACGTGGAAATCAACATCAGCATAAATGCTCCGTGCGCCGAGGAAGTCCTTTGGCAAATGCGTAAGTTTCTTCAGGGAGAAAGTGGTAAACCCGCCGGTGTGTCCGCCGAGCAGTTTTCGTCAACGTCGACGAAATCATTCGAACCCGAAATCGTTCCTCCCGCCAAGAAGCGTGGCCGCGGGCCGGCGAAGGTCAAAGCCGAAGACGTCGTCGACGTCGCTCCCAATGGCGATCCAGTCCTGCACGACGCCGATGTTGTTGTCGAGGCCGCTCGCGCGGCGACGCCGACCACCCTTCCCTCGTCCGAGGGGCCGAAGCACGATGCGACTCGCCAGGCGGCGATCGCCTACAACGCCAAATTCGGCAACGACAAGCTGATCGAACTCCTGAAGAAGTTCAAGAACGCCGACGGCAAGCCGTGCTCGGGGCCGCGCGAGCTGTTCCGTGCCGGCCACGCAGACGCGTTCATTGCGCGGGTAGAGGAGGAGTTGGCGTGACCGCCCGTCCTCACGCCAAACTGGCGCCTTCCGCGGCGCACCGGTGGATCAACTGCCCCGGCAGCATCCGCCTGTCGGAGGGGATCGAAGAGAAGTCTTCGGTCTTCGCCGACGAGGGTACAGCCGCGCACGAACTGGCGGAGTGGTGTCTTTCCTCGTTCAAAGACCCGGCCACTCGCTTCGGCGACTTCATCACTGTCAACGGATGTGATTTCGAAATCGACGAAGAGATGGTGGACTCAGTCCAACTCTACGTCGAGACGGTCAAGTCCCTGGTCGAACCCGGCGACGAAGTCGAATACGAAGCCAAACTGGATCTTCGCCACATCCCCGGCATGGGCTTCGGCACCGGCGACGCCACCATCTTCAAGCCGAAGAAGCGCCGGCTGGTTATCGTCGACCTGAAGTACGGCAGGGGTGTTCCGGTCTTCGCCAAGGATAACCCGCAACTGAGGCTCTACGCGGTCGGCCTGGCGCAGCGATATCACAACCGCGGCATCGACTGGATCGAGTGCATTATCGTTCAACCTCGCTGCTCCCAGATCGGCGACATCGTGCCCGGTGTCAGAAAACCCGACCTCATCGAAGCCGTCGACCTCGTCGAGTTTCGCGTCGAAGTCGAACGCGCCGCCGCGGCAACGATGGCGCCGGACGCTCCCTTGAACCCTGGCGACTGGTGCCGGTTCTGTCCGGCCGCGCCGACGTGTCCCGCACTTAGGGAGAGGGTTCTTGCCGTGGCCGAGATGGAGTTTGGGGAACCACCGAAGGTAGATTCGCTGACCTTGGATAAGATGGCGTTCGTGTTGCGCGAGGCCGGCATCGTCAAGGACTGGCTGAAGCGGGTTGAGGAGCGGGCGCACCAGATGGCGCGCGACGGCAATCCGCCGACCGGCTTCAAGTTGGTGGCGTCGCGAGCGACGCGGAAGTGGAAGGACGAGGCCGCAACGGTGACGTACCTTGGCGACATTCTCGATTTGACGGAAGACCAGATTTACGTCGAGCCGAAGGTGCGGTCCCCGGCCCAGATCGAGAGGATCATCGGCGTGAAACGCAAGGGCGAGATCATCGGATTGGTTGTGTCGAAGTCGAGCGGAACCATCCTGGTTTCGCAAGAGGATCCCCGGCCGCCGGTGAAGGTGGACGCAGAAGAGGAGTTTGAAAATGCCTGAAGAACAACCCGCCGTCCCACCCATCGCCCTTCAGCTCGGCGCCGACCGTCAGAACGGTGTCGTTGTCCTGAAAATGGGTGGTTTCGTCCAGACCGTTAACTCCGCTACGGCGCGGGCGTACGCGATCGGTCTGATCCACGCCGCCGAGATTGCCGGGTTGCCGAAGATCGAGGAGGACGAAAAGATTGGCTTGACCGAATAGTCTGATTGTGTGCTAAACATGCTTCGCGTCTGACAAGACGCGAACCCAAGATGGAGCAAGAGATCCAGTGAAAGACAACGTCGCATACATTCACGAGAAAACCGGGAACCTGATGACGCCGAAGTGCCGCATGGCGTGGTCGTCGCTTTTGGCCCCGTCCAGAATGAAGAATGACGACGGTGAAGCGAAGCACGACGTCACCATTCTCATTCCCAAGGACGCTGACATTACCGTGCTCAAGAAGGCGGCCACGGAGGCTGCCGAGGAGAAGTTTGGCGTCAAAGCGAAGACTTTAACCCTTCGTTCGCCATTCCGCAAAACCGAGGGGAAGGACAGTCTCGCCGATCTCGCCGAGGACTTCCCCTTCTACATCACGGCGCGCAGCAAGGACCGGCCCGGCGTGGTTGGCCCAAACGGCAAGGCGGTCGACGATCCCGAGCAAATTTATCCCGGCCGATGGGTGCGGGCATCGATCCAGGCATTCGGCTACGACACCAAGGGCAACAAAGGCGTCTCGTTCGGACTACAGAACGTGCAGTTGCTCGACCATGACGACCCGCTCGCCATCGGCGGCAGTCGCGTTTCCGCGGAGGCCGAATTCGACGCCGTCGAAGGCGCCGGCGACGAGACCAAGTCGTCCGACGCGCTGTTCGAGTAGCGTTCGATGGATGACCTCGCCGCCGTTTTGATATTCATTCTCGTCCTCGCGGGGCTGACCGCACTTCCCACAGTCGGCTTGCTCTACTTGGTCGGCGCCCTTACTTGACTGATCGCCCGTTCGAGAAGGTGCGTTACCTCGATGACGTCGAGTTCCACCTTCTCGAACGGGCGCTGGTCAGGCTGGAAGATGAAAAACTGACCGACGACGAATACCAGTTCGCCGACGACCTCGGTCGGCGGCTGATCGATTACGGCAGGCGCACGATCGTAACCGGCCGGCAGTGGCAGAAAATGGAACGCTTGAAGGAGAAATATCTTGACTGACCAACCGGAAGTTATCGGCAAGAACACCCGCATCGGCGACAACGTCAAGGGCATCGTGTCGCAGATCATCGCAACCGAGCGCGAGAAGAAGGGCGTCCAGACCGACATCGACGAAATCTATGCCGCGGCTAAGGAGGCCGGTTTCAGCGTCAAGGCGCTCCGCAAGGCGGTTCACCGTGCGATGCTGCCGCCGACCAAGCGCGAGGACGAGGACAAGATATCCGAGCTGGCCGACCTATACGGTCATGCTTTCAACGCCCTGGACTGAGGCTAGGGCGCCATGCACGTCGTCCAGCGGGTGTATCGGACCAAGTCCAAGGGAACGCGTTCGACGACGTACCGCTACGTCGAAGTGAGGGTGTCGATGACCGAACAGACGAAAGCAAGAGTGAAAGCGCGGGCGAAGCGGGAGGAAAAGACGATGGCGGGACTGGCGCGAAACTACATACAGCGGGGCTTGGCTTTAGTTGACCCCACGTTTTAACGAGTGCATCCAGCGCGCTCACGCCAGCGGTTACAAGGTCGGCCCGATGACCGAGCGGCCGGACGGCAAGTGGCGGGTCTACCTGCAGAAGGGATCCGAGAACATGGTTCACGCCGAGGATGCCGATCTTGAAGTGTCGTTTGAGAAGGCGCTGGCGCTGATCGAGCCGGTCGCGGTGTTCGATTGAATTGGTACAACGAAAATGGCCCATACGCCGCCGCCTGGCTTCGCAACCTCATCGTCGCTGGACACATCGCGCCGGGCGACGTTGACGAGCGGAGCATCGTTGACGTGCGATCCGACGATCTCGCCGGATATGTCCAATGCCATTTCTTCGCCGGCATCGGCGGCTGGTCCCACGCCCTTCGTCTCGCCGGATGGCCCGACGACAGACCTGTTTGGACAGGCAGTTGTCCTTGCCAGCCGTTCTCGACGGCGGGCAAGCAGAAAGGCTTCGCCGACGAACGGCACCTCTGGCCTGAATTCAGGCGACTTATCGCCGAGCGGTTGCCTTCAGTCGTCTTTGGAGAACAGGTTGCGAGCGCGATTGACTGGCTCCGACTTGTGCGAAGTGATCTGGAAGCCTTGGGCTACGCCGTGGGGGCAATGCCTATCGAAGCCGCGAGCGCGGGTGCGGACCATCTCAGAGACCGGTTCTGGTTTGTGGCCGACCGCAAGGGCGAACAAGTGGGGACCGCCGGACAGTCACGGCAACGTGGCGATGTGGGCGACGATCCGGACGAGCGACGGGGAGAAGGGCGGCCCGAACATGGCGTTCGGAGCTGGCGGGACGCCTCTACCTGCACAAGCCGCGCAATCCCGGATGGCCGCGACTTGGCCAAGTCCCGGCTCGCAAATCAGCGGGGACACGACGGAGGTCCACGAAGCGAGGCAGTTGCGAGTTGTGGCGAAACACGGGCGGCGAATGGGGACGCCTCTGACGGTCCACGCCCAAGTAGCGGCGGCGACATGGCCAACCCCGAAAGCACAACGGCCCGAACAGGAAACGACCTTTTCGCGCGGCAACCCGACGCTTGGTCTGGCCGCAACATGGGGGACGCCGCGTGTGGGGAACGGCGGGAACGGGAATGCGGATCGGGCGGCGAACGGCCGCTCACGGCCAGAGGACCAAGCGCGGATTATCACTGGGTCGCCGGTGCTGACGGAAAGGCGCGGCGCGTTAAACCCGGAATTCGTTTGTTGGCTCATGATGTTCCCGCCCGAGTGGCTAAGTTGCGCGCCTTTGGCAACGCCATCGTCCCGCAGGTTGCCGCCGAGTTCATCGTCGCCTATCTGGATGGATTGAATGTCTGAAAAAGCGCAAAAGTCGCTTCTTCCCGCCGACGCCAAGGCGCGCAAGGGCATCCCGATTTTCACGGGGGTTCTCGACTACTTCCCGCTTGCGATCGCTGAAATCGCGAAAGTCTCGGTGGCCGGCAACGACCAGCACAATTCCGGACAGCCGCTTCATTGGGCGCGCGAGAAGTCGACCGATCACGTCGACACCGTAGGCCGTCATTTGATGGAGCGCGGCGGCTTCGATGTGGACGGACAGCGGCATAGCGCCAAGGCCGCGTGGCGCGTCCTGGCTCTTCTGCAGACCGAACTCGAGGATGCGGCGAAGGAACGGAGTTCCAAATGAAAATCTACCTCGCCGGCCCCATGCGGGGCATCCCCGAATTCAACTTCCCCGCCTTCCACGAAGTCGCGGCGCTGCTGCGTCGGGGTGGACACGATGTTTTCAGCCCGGCGGAGCGCGACATCATCCGCCACAGTGGCGTCGACATCTCCAAGGGCAACGTCACCGGCAACGAAGCGGAGGCGTCTGACAAACACGGCTTCAACATTCGCGAAGCTTTTGCCGAGGACGCCGAGTTCATATGTCGGCACGCCGAAGTCATCGCTCTGTTACCTGGTTGGGAGACCAGCAGGGGCGCCAAAGCCGAGCTCGCGCTTTCCCAGGCGCTCGGGCATGAGGTGTGGCTGCTCACCATAACCCTCTACGGGTGGGTCGTTCATCCGCCGGACTTCGTGGGGTCGGCGTGAGCATAGAGATTCTGCAAGGAGACTGTCGCGAGGTTCTGGCGGGGATGCCGGCGGACAGCGTCGATGCTGTCGTGACCGATCCGCCGTATCACCTGCTTTCTACGGTCAAGCGATTTGCCGCGACCGCGATGGACGACGATACGCAAACCAGTCAACGCGGACGCGACGGCGCGGATGGATATGCGCGCCTGTCTCGCGGCTTCATGGGGAAGATGTGGGACGGCGGCGATGTGGCGTTTCGGCCCGAGACGTGGGCTGTGGTTATGCGTGTGCTCAAGCCGGGCGGCCACATACTCGCGTTCGGGGCGCCGAAAAACGTTCATCGGCTGACGTGCGCGATCGAGGACGCCGGCTTCGAAATCCGCAATTGCGTGATGTGGCTGTTCGGGAGCGGATTTCCGAAATCGCATAACGTCGCCAACTCTATCGACAAGAAATTGGGACAACCGGATCGCGGGCACCGCATCGCGACTGCCAGTCGTTACCATCCTGACGGTACTCTTGAGCCGAATGGCGAGGCGTTTCCCGCATACGAGGCCCGGACAGATGCAGGCAAGCCTTGGGGGGGTTGGGGCACCGCCCTCAAGCCCGCCTATGAGCCGATCATCCTCGCCCGCAAGCCGTTGATCGGAACCGTCGCAGAGAACGTTCTGGCGCATGGCACCGGGGCGCTGAATATTGACGGGTGCCGAGTTGCGACAAACGGGCCTTCTCCGACGGCGGCGCGTCGCGCCAGCGCGCGTCAGAACGATTGGGACGCGACGGCAAATGGGATGAAGGCGGCGGAGTCCGACGCGAAGGGTCGCATCCAACGCAGAGGCAATCCCGAGACGTTCAAGCAAGAGCGACCCTCGGAACAACTCGGCCGCTGGCCCGCCAACGTGCTTCACGACGGCAGCGAGGAAGTGCTGGCGGCGTTTCCTGACGCGCCCGGTCAGCAGCGTAAGGTCGGTCCCGAGCATGGCGACAAGGATAGCGTTAATACATACGGCGACTACGGCCCGCGGCAAGCTTTTGAACCAAGAAACGATTCCGGTTCCGCCGCTCGCTTTTTCTACTGCGCTAAAGCTGGCAAGAAAGATCGCAACGGGTCCAAACACCCGACCGTCAAGCCGATCGCGCTGATGCGCTACCTTTGCCGCCTCGTCACGCCGCCGGGCGGCACGATCCTCGACCCGTTCGCCGGCACCGGGACGACCGGTCAGGCCGCGCTCGAGGAAGGCTTCAACGCCGTCCTGATCGAGAAAGAGGATGAGTACGTCGCGGACATTCGTCGGCGCTTCAACACAGAGGCGCCGGCTCTGGCGAGGTTCGATTGATCACCCTTGCCCCGAAAGACAACAAGTTTCACGTCGGCAATGGCGATGACGGAAAGCATTATTGGTTGACGCCGCCGGACCTGTACGCCGATCTTGACGCAGAGTTTCACTTCGTTTTGGAGCCTCCAAAGTGACCACCCTCATGATCGACTTCGAATCCCGCTCTACCGTCGACCTCAGCAAGACCGGCGTCTATCCCTACGCGGAGAATCCAGACACCGATGTCTGGTGCGCCGCGTGGGCGATCGACAACGAAGCGGTCCAGCTCTGGATCCCCGGCGAGCCATGCCCGTCACGCCTTGTTGAACATGTCGCCGAGTGTGGCTTGCTCGCCGCCTGGAACGCTAATTTCGAAATCGCCCTGTGGAAGCACATCCTGCACCCGCGCTACGGCTGGCCGTTGCCGGACCTCTCTCAGTGGCGTTGTAGCATGGTCATGGCTTACGCTATGTCCCTCCCCGGTGCGCTTGAGAACGCCGCCGGCGCAGTCGGCCTCGACATCGGCAAGGATATGACCGGCCGTCGGCTGATGCTCGCGATGAGCCAGCCTCGGCGCCCGCGCAAGGACGAGCCGGATGGCCTTTACTGGTGGGATGACGAGGACCGAAGGTCACGGCTCTACGCCTACTGCAAGAACGACGTGGAAGTGGAGCGCGCCATCCGGTCCCAGCTGGTGGCGTTGCGGTCGTCCGAGCAAGCGCTTTGGCATCTCGACCAGAAGATCAATGGCCGTGGCGTCTACGTCGACAAGGTTCTCTGCCAGCGGGCCAAGGCGGTCGTGGCGCACGTCACCAAGCGGCTCAACGCCGATATGGCACGCGTCACCGATTACGCCGTCACCGCCTGCAGCAACATCAACAACCTGAAAACGTTCGTGCGCTCCAAGGGCGTTGACACGGAAGCCTTGGACAAGGAGGCTCTTGCCGAACTGCTGAAGGGTCCGTTGCCGACCGGCGTTCGTGAGGCGTTGGAACTTCGCCAGGAGGCCGGCAAAGCGTCGGTCGCCAAGATCGAAGCTTTACTTAACGGCACGTCGGCCGACGGCCGCGCCCGCGGGCTATTGCAGTTCCACGCCGCTAACACTGGTAGATGGGCCGGGCGTCGCTTTCAGCCGCAGAACATTCGTCGGCCGAGCGAAGAGACCGATGTCGACGCGGCAATCGAGATCATTCTGTCGCAGCCGCCGGCGGAGGCGGCGGTGCTGCTGGAATGTCTCTATGGACCGCCGCTGACGATCGTGAGTGACTGTCTGCGAGGGATGATTAAGGCGTCGCCGGGGAGAAAGCTGGTGTCGGCCGACTTCTCCAATATCGAGGGGCGAGTACTGGCGTGGCTGGCCGGCGAGCGCGGCAAGCTCGACGCCTTCGAGGCGTACGACCGCGGCGAAGGACCGGACCTCTACAAGGTCATGGCCGGGTCGATCCTCAATAAGCAGCCGAACGACATCACCAAAGACGAGCGCCAGGCATACGGAAAGGTGCCGGAACTAGCGTGCGGGTATCAAGGCGGCGTCGGCGCCTTTCAGACTATGGCGCACACCTATGGAGTTAAGATCGAGGATGTGCGGGCCGAGCTGATCGTTCAGCGCTGGCGAGCAGCCAACCCGAACATCAAGCAATACTGGCGCGACCTTGAGGACGCTTGTTTCGGAGCCGTAACGAATCCCGGTTCGCTGCAAATCGTCCGTAACGTCAAGTTCAAGGTCGTCGGCTCCTTCCTGTGGATGCAACTGCCATCCGGTCGCGCCATCTGCTTCCCATACCCGGCGATCGTCTGGAAGGAGATGCCGTGGCTCAACGAAGATACCGGCATGCCAGCGCGACGCCAGGTGGTGTCGTTCAAGGGCGTTAATTCGTACAGCCGCAAATGGGAGACACAATATCTCTACGGCGGGAAAGAAGCTGACTATGCCACGCAGGGCACTGCGCGCGATCTTCTGGCGGCGGCAATAGTGCGTGTCGAGGCGCACGGCTACCCTGTAATTCTTACGATTCACGATGACGCTTTGGCCGAGCCTAAGAAGGACTTCGGCAGCGCCGAGCAGTTCGAAGAACTCATGATTGAACTGCCGCCGTGGGCTGCCGGCCTGCCGGTGGCGGCCGAGGCGTGGGAAGGTGAGAGATACAGGAAATGAGCCTCCGTTTCGCGCGTGTTTGGGCCATGCCGTCCTCGGAAACATTTAGCGTCAAGCCCATCCGTGAGCTTATCGAACGCTACATTTTTGAAGGCGAGTGGGTTGATCCATTTTGTCGGGACAGCATCTTCAAATCGCGCTGTCGTTACACAAACGATCTCAATCCGAAGTTTGCTGGCACCCACAACATTGACGCACTGGATTTTCTGAAATCTTTTGCGACGGAGAGTATCGACGGCATTTTGTTCGATCCGCCCTTCTCGCCCCGCCAGGTCAAGGAAGCCTATCAAGGCTTTGGTCCTGCCGACACTACGCGGCGGTTTTATAGCGATCGTAAATATGAAGCGGCGCGCATTCTGAAGCCTAATGGCGTCGCCATTGTGTGCGCGTGGAACTCGCTTGGTCTCGGTATCAAGAACGGAATGCGGATGGAAGAAATTCTGCTCGTCAATCACGGCGATCAGAACGATACGATAGTCACCGTCGGAAGAAAGCAATCAATCTCTCAAGCGATGGCGGCGTGACCTCCCTCTTCGACCTAACCAGCAAACTCCGCGCCGCGGGCCTCTACGAAGCCGCGGACGGCCTGCAGCACGCGGTCTACGCACTCGATCCGAACGGCGATTTCGTTGGCTCGTTAACGCATCTTAACGCCGTTCTCGCGGTCTGCCAGCGGGTCTACAGGGACACCCTGGATGCCCCCCTGGTGTCTCCAGCGGTGGTGCCAGCCATCCGGCCGCCGGAACCTGTTAGACTGCACCACCGGGTGCCGGGACAGCCCGAGCCGCCGGAGGCAGCGTGAAGCGTCGCAGCGAATGGTGGGATGAGGATGCGCAGCCGGACCTCACCACCGGCGCATACGCGACCGGGTTCGAGCACGCACCGGTGTCTGACGAAGACCTGCCCGAAAAACGGCCCATTGGGTTTGTGGACTGTGGGGCGTTACGCGCCATTGGTTGTCTGAAAAGTCAGACAAAACGTAAGCACAAGTCGCGGAAACGCAAGACTTCGTAGTTCACACTCTCAGACACACCGCCCTTTCACGGCGGGAACAGGGGTTCGATTCCCCTTGGGCGCGCCAGCGTAACTCCCGACGTTTTATAGCGGATTTTGGCTTGTCTGAGGGTGTGCGACCCGAACGAATCAGGACTTTGGTGCGCTATATGGTGCGCTACGATGTTCCGAAAACGTACCAAACAAGCATAACGAGCAGGGTGCCGAGAACCACCCACCGCGTTGCTGTCCACAGAACTGCAACAAAAAGCAGCAGGAGATTTCCGAGAAATGTCATCCTGCCTTCTCTTTCGTTGCCAGAAATTCAGGGTCAAAATGACCATACACCCGTTCGACCGTGGCTTGGGTGTCGCCGAGCAGCTTGGCGACCTTCCACAGCGGCTCGCCAGCCATCAGGAGGTGTGAAGCGCGGCTGTGGCGCAGCATGTGCGGGTGGGCGTCCACGTCAAGCACAGCCGCCGCCAGGTCGACGAAACGCTTGTAATAACTGATTCCGCTGTCGAAGAGACGAGTTCCATTACCTTCCATTAGCCTCCGCACGGCCGCTTCCATTTCCGGGTAGATCGGCACCACCGGCTTGCGTTTGCGGGTCACACGGCCTTCTGGCGGCATCAGGCTGATGCGTCCGCGCTCGAGATCGACCTGAAACCTAGTCAGGTTCTCGATCGCCCGGCGCCTAGCGGCCGTGTAGTAGGCGAGGATGATGAATTCCTTGAGCGGGCTGTTCGCCGCGGCGATTAAGGCGCCTACCTGCGCCACGGTAAGCCACTCGACGCTGTCGTGGCGCGTCTCGGCCGGCAACTCGACCCTGCAGGCGCCCTCTACTCGTCCGAATTTGACGTTGTGGTTGAACGTCGCCACCAAGCAGTTCAATTCCCGCCGGATGGTCGAGTCCGACCCGCATCCGTCCTTGCGCCGGGATCCGCCACCGATCACGCCCGTGCGGCGTGCGTCGACGTAACCGCGGCTCTCGGCCGGGCCGATCGACGTGATCTCCCTGTCGCCGAAACCGGCTTTCAGGTGGACGATAATGCCCTTCTGGCGTCCGGCGTCGGCCACCAGCGGTCTGCCGCGGTCATCGGTGCGCTCGCAGTGCTCGGTCCAATAGAAGTCAAGGGCGGTGTTGACGGTCAGTCCAGCGGACTTGGGGCCGTCACCCATGCGGGGAGTGCCCCCGACGAGCCACCGGCCGAACGCGAGGGTGGCTTCAACACTATTACGCGTCTTGAGGCTTTGTCGCCGGGTGCGTCCAACTTTAGCGTCGTACCAATTGGCGTAGTAGAAGCCGTCCTCGCGGATGTCGAGCCACGGAATGTCCCTGCGTGGTCGTGGCATGTCTCCTTGAACTCCTTTATGGCGGTGTCTTCGTAACGCGCCTGACCGCCGGGGGTAATGTAGGACGGCACGATCTTGTTCTCGCGCCGCCAGCGGGCCAGCGTCCGCGATGTGACGCCAAGCTCGCCGGCGGCCTGTTTACATGTCAAGAGCATTCAGTCCTCTCTGTCGTGCAGAAGCTCTAGGATCTTGTAGGCGATGCTCAAAGGCACCTCCTGGTTGAGCCGGATCCACGCCCGGCTTTTGCCAACCTGTTTAAGGTTGAGCGTGCTGGTCTCGTCCATTGGTTCGTTAAGCATCCCGCCCCGCTCCGGCATCAGGTCTGTCGCAGGCACGCCGAGCGCCTTGGCGAGGGCCGCCAGTTGTAGCGGAAGAGGGGACGACGTCCCCTTCTCGTACTTTGAAATGTTGTCGCGCCCGAACACGTTCGACGAAGTGTGCATGGCTGCGCGCCTGGCGAGCTCGGATTGAGACCAGCCTTTGTTGACCCTCAGCGTTGTGAGCCGGCGCGCGAACGCCTTTCGCTGTTCATCTTCCCGCAGTACCGCTTGACGCCGTGCCGGTTTACGCATCCCCGTCTCCTCTACTCCCCGATTATTCACTTTGGCATCCTTTCAACCCCCGCCCCGTTTTTCCTACAAATCAGACATAGTGTAGCAAAGTGCATACCACAAGGCGGTTCCCAAACAAAGTTCTATTTTTCCACAATAAACGCAAAAACGCCGCGAAGAGTCGCGGCGTTTTGTTAACCACTTGGCGCGTGGGCTATGTCCAGCAGCCGAGGTTCTGGCCGGTGCGATTGTGGACCCGGATCTGGCGTTTCGTGAGACCGGTGTCGTTGCGGCCGGAGTAGGTGATTGGCACCCAGGAGCGACAAACGGTCTTACTTGCAGTCGCGGTCAAACCGGTCGAGACACACCCGGCGAGCAGAACCGCCAGGGCGAGGGGGATCAGGAGCAACATCGTGTGGGACCGCCAATTCCGCCTCGTCTCTCGCCTTAGCTCCTCTAACCACCATAGCTTTCTCCTCGGCGTTCCACCGCGCTTGAATGTATTGCTTCCCATCGTGAACTCCCGTTGTGTAAAGGACGAATCCGACGACGGCGGCAACGATCAGGGTCAGTGCTGTTTTCTTGAACGTGGTCAGGAACAGGAGCGCCAGCGCCGCCGCCAGAATGGTCGCACCTATTCCATATTTCCAGACAAAAGGCCAGACAAAAGAGACAATTCCGACAATGCTCACGCGGCTTTTCTCGCCTTGTTGATGAACAGGTACAGGACCGCTAGGACGCCGACGACAACGGCGAAAGCAAGCGCGTAGGCCAACGGGCCGCTGACGCCGCCGAAGCCCATAACCGCGGTTCCGCCGGCGGTGCCATAGCCGACGATGGCTTCCGGCGTGGTGTAGGGGTTGGGCTTCGCCTCGGCCGCGATCGGCGCGTCCGGTTTGATCTCTTCCACGGGTGGTTTTGCGGTGTTGAGCGGAATCGCCGCGACCGCTCGCGCGTAGTACGCCTTGCGATCGGCGAGGCCGTTCTGTCCGCCGTTGACGATGCGGGTGATCTGGACGATGTCGTCGCGGTCGGCCCACGCGTTCAACCCACGCGCCTTCCAGTATTCGCACGCGATTCTGACGGATACCGTCGGGCTGGATGCGAGTTTTGGGTTGGCGACGAGATCGACGCCAATCTTCTTGCCGTAGGCGGCGTAGTTGGCCCGTCCGGTCAGCATGAAAATGCCGCGGCCCTTGTATTTGACGCCGTCGCCGGGGTTGACGTTGCCGAGGTCTTTCCGGCCCTCGTACGCCTTGCCGGAAGCGTACTCCGCGAGGACGGTAAAGCCATCGGTCTCATGCGCCGCCTGCGTAAGGAAGTGACGGAGCCGGGGGGCCGAGACGATGCCGTACTGCGGCAGATAGAGGTTGAACGGATCGATCAGGTCCGCCAAGAGCCACGCGGCTCCTTTCGGGGCAATCTTCTTCAGTTGCGCGAGTGTGACTGTCATTGCTTTTCCTGTTTCTGCTGCGCCTCGTCCTGGCCGTACTGGATGGCGGCCAGGATCTCGTTGAGCTTCGCGTTCCACGCCGGCCCTTGAACCTCTTTGACCGGCCGAAGAAGCAGGTGCTCCGCGAGATCGGGGTCAAACCACATCCGGTCCATGACACGGGCGATCTTGTGCTCCATCGTCATGTTTTTTAGCCCCGGCGTCAGAGCCAGAGCTTGTTTTAGCCGGAACATCATCATGCCGGAATGAACGGCGCCGTATTTGAACATCAGTGCCGTGCCGAGAGCTTTGCCTGCTGTCCCGCCGAGAAGAGAGGCGTTTTCAACCGTGGGGGATCCGATGCTGGCTGTGTTTTCAAGATTGGTAAAAGGCTTCAGCGCGGCGTGAGCCTGGCGAAGGACGCTCATCTTTTCCGGCCCCATTACTGCGGCGAGGGCGTCTTCGTGCTGCTTGAAAACCTTGTCCAGTTGCGCGAAAGACACCGGTCCTTCCGGTCCAGCGGTTGATGCTCTGGTTGTCGCCGTCACTTTGTTCATCAAAACGTCGGCGACAGCTGCCCGCCAGCCACGTTGTGCGACGGGATCCCTGAAGAGCATCGCGTTGATATGCTGAAGTTCTTTTTCGCTGCCGTAAGCGTCTCCGGTGAGTATTCTTTTCGCGACGTTGGCGGGTTCGCCATTGGTGGCTTCCAACAGCTTTTGCGCGGTCGTGTTTTCTCTGACCACGTCCATGGGAACACTGCCTTCCTTGTATTTTTCAAGGTACTTGCCAAACTCCGGCGCGACTCGGTTGATCTCGGCGTCAAGGGCGTTGAGAACGGTGACGAGTTCTTTTTTCGCGTAGCGACCGGTTGGTGTTTCGGTACGGCCCGCAAGAACATCCCGAATCGCTTTACGGGTTTCGTAGAGACCGGAAACCGAGGTATCGAGTTCTTTGGTTCCCGCTTTGTTGAGCATGGCTCGCGCCTGGGTAAGCGCGCTGACGACCGCCGGACGCTTGTCTGCGGCCAGCATGGAATCAATCAGATCGGCCACCGGTTGCGGATTAACGACCGCGCCGGACGCTTCCGCCTGTTTCAGCAGCGGCAGCGCCGTGGCGTCGCGTTCGGCGGCAAGGCGAACACGTTCCGCCTCGATCGCGGGGGCGACAGTGCTCTGATCCGCCCCAGGATCCTTCAGGCTGGTTACTTTCTCCTGTGCGAAGCCTTTTACGGCCTGATCGCGCTCCATGAACGGTACGGGATCGCGCAGCCGTGCTCCGCGCTCGCTCGCCACCAGACCGATGTCGTTGGAACCGAGTCCAGACGTGGGTGGGGGCGCTCCCGCGGCTCTTGCTCCCGCAACCTGTTCGCTCAGAGTTGACGCTGCCGCTTGCGGGTCGGTAGCCCCCGCCTGCACACGACGGGCGGCTTCTTCCATCACACGGCGGCTGGTCGGCAAAAGCGTGTTGGGGTCGGGTCTGACGCCTCGCTCGGGCAACAAGCCCATAAACGAATCCAACGCCTGTTTCGGCGCGCGAACCATGCCGGCCCCTGTCATGCCTGCGGCGCCTCCGCCCATTGTCGCGGCGGTAGCGATAAGCGCGTCGGCGAGCGGATTTCCTGTCTTGTTTTTCTCCGCCACGTCCAACGCGGCGCCGGCACCCGCGCCCCCACCAACATCGCCAATAACTGTTTTTCCAGGGCTTTGCAGGTATGGCAGCACAAACTTGTCGTAGAATTTGCTTGAACCACCGGCCAGCAATTCAGGGCCACGCTTGAGCGCCAGCTCGGCGAGGCCGCTTCCGATGGAACCCATTTCCGTGCCGAACTGGTCCATCTTGTAAACGGTTTGCTCGCGGGGGGTCATGCCGCTTTGCGGAATGCGGTTGAATCCGAAAGCGTCGGCAGCACCTCCAACTGTATTGGAGATGGCGTCTCCCATCCCGACCGGCCAGCGGGCATTGGGCGGGACATCGGGGACACGGAAAGGAATTCCTTGTCCGCCGGCAGCTTTCAGCCCCCAATCCGCCGCGGCGATCGGGGCGTTTAGTAACTTGGGTCCGACGTCCAGCGGAAAGTTGAGCAGCGTGGACGCAAGGTCTGGCAAAAAGCCCACCGCGTTCGCCAAACCGCTGCCGGCGCCTTGAGCGGAAATCTTCAAGGCACGGACAAGAGGGCTGTCCAGCTGCGTTTGCTCGACGGGTGCGTGCTTGAACGGGCCGTTGGGGTCGCTGCTCGCCGGCGCAAAGCTATCGGATGGCGGCGGCTTGTTGCCGAGGTCAGGCGCGGTGCCCTGGTCGATGATGTGGCGAATTTCATCGTCCGTGGCGTCGTCGGGAACGATGATGTGACGACCTTCAAAGTTGATTACACGGGCCATGTTTCTAAATCTTGTAGCTAAACGTTTTACCGGAAGGTGTCGTGTAACTTCCCACTCCGGTCGAGTAGTTGACAGAGTACTTTGTTCCGCCCGGCGATGTGCCGCTCTTGACAGCCGGGTTGGAATACGAAGATGAACTTGATTTTGACACGACCGGTGCGACAGTCTTCGGCGCGACCGGTTTGGGCGCGACATAGACAGACGCGGTCGGTTTGGGGGCGACTGGTAGCGGGGCGGACCCGAAACCCAATGCCGGGCCGAAGGGGCCTTGATACTGCGGCACGGGAGCCGGCGGCACATAGCGCCCACTGATCGAGTTGGTGAACAAATCGGCGGCAGACGATGCCGGAGCCGGCTTAGGCGTGGCTGCCGGCGGCACGTAGCGTCCGCCGGTCGATGCGGCGGACGAAAAGATATCCGCTATCGAATACGATGACGGCTTGTATGTCCGCAATTTCGACGCCGCTCGTGATCCGATGGTCGGAGATGGCTTTGGCTGAGGACTTGCCGCGGCCGGCGCGACGGTGAACAGCTTCATCAAATCGTCGAGTGCGGAACCAGTTACGCCGGCTTTCCCTGCCGCTTCTCGATATCTCTGCTCCGCCGTGGACTGCGAGACGATCGCGTCGCGGTTCCGGTACGTCTCCATCAGATTATCAAGCGCAGGACCGGTGACGCCGGAGGCGATCGCCGCGTCTCTGTATCTCTGCTCGGCGCTTACCGCGGCCGAAGGAGGAACGTATCGGCCACCGATCGACGTCGGAACCGAAGGCACTGACGACGTGGCCGGCCGTGGCGTAGGCATCGGAACCTGACTGCCGGGAAGCGCCGCGCCAGGCGCGCTCAAGGCCGCGACAACGCTCCCGCGGGCGGCTTCGGGGATGGCGGCGAGCAGGGCCGAGTTGCCGCGGAGGTTGGCCGCGAGCTGGTTGGCGAGAGCCGGCTGCGTTTTGGCGAAATTCGTGAAGTAATCCGTCAGCGGGCCGGCGCGGAGCATCATCATCAAAGCGTTGCCGCCGAGGGCATCGTTGGCGGCAGAACTCAGTGCCGCCGGATCACCGGCGAGTACCGCCTTGATGACCGCATCACCGCCTGGTGCCTGCGGCGACGGCGGCACGGCATAATCCGGCCGAGAGCCGGGAATGCCCAACGGCGGAACCGGCGCTGTACCGGATGAACGATCAAGCTGGTCAAAAAGAAGCGGGCCGGGGGTTTCTGGTGACGGACGCAGCCGCGGTTCTGGCACTTGACTGGCGGGAAGATACCCTTGCAGGCCCGACGCCGCCGCGGCAGCCTTGGCGGCCGACGTCGGACGCGGAACAGCACCGTTGGCGAGAGCAGTTCTTATCTGGTCCAGTGAGTACGGCTGGGAGCCGTTCTCGTGCCGAATCATCGCCGCGACGAACTGGACGTCATCGTTCATGTTTGCATCGACGAACGAAAACGGATCGTTGACGCCGACACCCATGCCGCGCGCAACCGCGTTGGCATAAGACGACACATTGTTTTCGAACGCCGGCGCCCATCTGTTGATGCGCTCTTGCGGAGTGCTTAATCCGTGTTTTGTCTCATACTGCGTCTGCAACGCTTGCAGAGCGGCGATGCCTTTTTCCGGCGTCGGGAAGACCGCGAAACGGCCATCGCTTCCCGTCGCACCCTGCGAGCGGGCGAAGGGGCCGTACTCGATGTTGCCGGGATTGTTGTTGCGGATGCCGCGGGAAGTCACTACGGCCCCCGCTGTAGCGTTCCGTCAGGACCGCGAATCCAGTTCTCCTCACCGCCGGGAGCGGCGGCCGGCGCACCGGGGCGGCCGAGTGCTTCGTCAACGACGCCTTGCCGGAGGCCAAGCATTTCGCGGAGGGCTTGCAACTTGGCGAGCGACTTCTGCTGGCTCCCGAAAATCTCGTCTGGCTTGCCGACGACGCTTTGGATGATTTCCACGTCCTTGTCGCTGATGCCGCGGCCCTGCTGCCCGGCAAGAGCCGAAGCGGCCGAGTAGACGAGGAGATCGTATGCCGTCTGCAGTTTCGGCAGGTTCGGGTCGAAATTGAACAGTCCCGAAAGGACGGATGGATTGACGCCATGCTCGACCGCGCTTTGCTTAGTCGCGTCGACCGCCTCCTGGAGGCCGGTGTAGCCCATGCCTTGCGCGATGTTGCCGGCCAGTTGCCCGACGTCCTGCGTAAGACCCTTTGCAATGGCTGTGGCGCCGACGTTCGCTGCGTTCTGTTTGACCAGGTTCTCGACGTAGTTGAGCAGCGGTTCGAACTGCTTGTTCGAGAAGTCCTGGCTCTGCACCTGCGTTTGCATGGCGGTGGTCAGGCCGGTGTCGCTGGTACTGCCTTGAATGGTGCCGATGTGTCCGCCGGGGGCCAGATGGGCGCCGGTCCGCGCGTCGGTGACACCATCGTAGGTCATGGATACCGTGCCATCGGGTGAGATGTAGTTGTGCGGCGTCGGACTGTGACTGGCGGCGTCCGTGCCGAGGTAGCGGCTCTTCGCCGGCGACAGCGCGTCGAGGTTCGACCAGTTGTTGCCGGCCATCGTGCCTTGCTGTTCGGTATTCGACAGGATCGGCGCGACGCCGGTGTTGAACGCATCCGCGGTCGGCACGAACGCCGGCTTGCCGTCGACAAGCGCCGACTGCGGCTTCAGATTGAATTGACGTGCGCTCTCGAACACCGTCGCGGCGGATTGACGCTCTCGCCGCGCCTGGTCGGCCGTGAAGCCAGGACCGGTGCTGCTGTACGCGTCGCCAGCTCCGGTCTGCGCATTAACCGTGCGCGGGTCCATCGGACCAAAAGCGTTGGCAACGCCATAGCGTTCGAGATTGGCGAGATCCTGCGGGCTGTAATCCCCCAACACCGCGCTCGACATCGCGGCGCCGCGGTCGAAACCGGGTGTGCCGATCCGTCCGGCGTTGCTCGACAGAGATTCCGTTCCCTCGCGCTTCATCTTGAGCGCGAGCGCCTGTTCGGCCTGCGCGATCTTCTGCGCGTTCGTCGGCCCCGACAACATCGTCTGCGTCAGGTTCGCCAGCGCCTCGCCGATCGGCGAGCTGTAGTTGTACGGATTTGGAAGGGTGTAGGCCATCAGTAGACGAACCCCTGTGACGCCGTGGTCGGGTTCCAGAGACCGGCGGCTTTGGTCGGCATAGAGAACGGAGACACCCCGCCCCCGCCCGCGAAGCCGGTCGCGTTGCCGGCAAAGGTCAGCAGGTCGCCAAGCCCGGACGGCGGCCGCCATGCGTTGTTGTAGTTGACCTGCTGCTCGAGGTTGCCAACCTGCGCGCTGTTGCGCGACAGGTCGTTGATTACGCCGAGGTTCAAGCCAGCATCGTTCAACGCCGCACGATTGGCGACGCCGTAATTGTCCCATCCGGTAAGGTCGGCGAGATTTCCGGTGCGTTCCGTGTTTCTCGCGAACACGTCGGCGATCTTCTTCACCTCCGCCCCCTTAGTGTAATCGCTCGCAAGGTTCGTGCCGATCGTGCCGACGTCAGCCATCGTCGGTGCATTGCCGGAGAACAGCACGCCGGCGTCGGTTTGACCGCCCGCAAGCCGGGCCGCTTGCGCGTCCGGGGCGAAGCCGCCGACCGAAGTGTCGAAGATGGCCCCCGTCTGTCCCTGGTAGCCGTGCTGGCGCGCGACCTCGGCGGTGGTCGCGGCGTTGCGCGCATTGATCATGCGTTTCGTGTTGGCGGCGTTCTCCGAACCGGAGACCACTTGACCGGCGGCGCCGAGACCAAGACCGAGGATGGTGAGTGGATCACACATCAGTTCACCGAATTCCGGCCGGAACTCGTCCCGCCGTAGTAGCCTGGCTGGATTTGCTGCCAGTACTGCATCGGAATCTGGTTGCCGGCTCCGGCCTGGTAAGCGCCGTAGGAATTGATGACGCCGGCGAAAAGATCGGCGAGCGGGCTGTAGACCGGCGGCGTCATCAGCGCGCCGACGCTGCCGGCGGCGCCCTGCGCGGCGAGCGTCGGGTCGGCCGAGACGGTGTTCTGATTGTAGAGGGTGTGCTTGTTCTGCTCGACGTTGCTGCGAAGACCGGCCGTGGCAGCATTGGCGTTCGACGCCAGTTCGTCGCGCCGCTGACCGAGCTGGTCGATCAGATCGGCGAAACGCGTCTGACCGGGAGTGCTGTTGAGCGTGCCCTTGCGCGCGAGGTCGTAGCGGAGATCGCGTTTGGTGGTGCCAAACTGCTTGTCGATCTGCGGGTTGTAATAGCCGAGATAGTCGTTCTGGTACTTCTGAAAAAACGCCGGATCGAAGGCGGAGAATGCCGTGTCGATCTTGCCTTGCCCGGTCAGGATGTTGGCTTGTCGAGCTTGTTCCTCCTGACGGGCGATCTCCGCCGAATGATCGACGGGGGGCATACTTGGGCCACACATCTGCGAGGGAATTCAAACGTCAGGGGGCCGGAACGGCGACCTCCGGCAGATACGACCAGTTTGGCCAGTGTAGATGGGTTTGTCTGGTTTGTCTAATCGACGAAATCGGCCGGGAAAGCGTCCTTTCCCGGCCTTAACGGAGGTCCGTGCACCGGGGCGTTTAACTCTTGCACCCGCCGTTAATCAAACAACCAGGCCGCTCCGAAGCAAAAACTGTCTAAACTTGTGCCTTCGTCTTGTCAAGCACGAACCGGTCCTCCTCCGGCGTTCCCCCGAGCAGCCGCATCCACTTCTGAATGTCGGGATTCGGCGAACTGGCCTCGATCCGCGTCGCCCCTAAATCGTTGAAAAGCAAAGGAATTAAGGTCTCCCTGGCGAAGCGCGTGACGAGCGCGAACACCTTTCGAAAGTCCGCGGTGTGGAAGCAGTAAGCGTGCCAGACGCCAGGTGCGTCCTCTTCGACCCCGAATACCGCTACAGGGACGTCCGCCCACGCCACCCACACCAGTTCCGGCCGCGCCATCACGAGACGGGTGATCTCGACCGGGTCGCCGATTTCATTAACAGCTCGTTGTCTGACGTACAGAACCGTGTCCCACGTCGGTTCCGCGAGATGCATCACTCGTCCTCTTTCCGATAATGGATTTGCACCGACGAAATCCCCGCCGATCCAGCCCGCTCGCAGAGCAGCTTCAGGGCGATAACGGTGGTGTTGCCGGACAGGTTGACGTCGAGTTCGTTGAACGTGGTCTTGACCACCGTTCCGATGTTGATGGTGCGCTCCTCGTTGTTCGGATCGTACAGAACCTCAACCTGCCAACTGTTGAAGCACGAGATGTCGAACCCGTTGAATTCCTTGAACGTCGCCGGCGTGCCGGCGGACAAGAACGGCAGCTCGACCAAGCAGGACGATTCCCCCTCCCCCGGATATTCATTGCCAGAAAGACCGCCATAAAGAAATATTGTGTCGCCTGCGCGCACGAACATTTTCTTCTGCGCTCGAGCGAACGCTTCGATCGTGTCGCTGCCGAATTCGGTCGGCTCGTAGTACGACCACGCTGAAACCTTGGAGCCGGGGAAAAATGACAGGATAAAAATGGTCCCGCCGGCGGCCATCCACAGCCGACCGTCCTGCGGCTCGATAGCGCCGATGGCATCGAGCAATGTTTGCGGGGCCAGTTCCGCCAGACGCTCCTTCACAAAATCGTCGATCGCGTTGCCTACGTCCGAAATGAACGGCGCGTTCGACGCATCGCGAGCACGCAACGACCTGATGCCGGACGTGTCGATGTAGAACACGTCGTTATTGCCGTAGCGGACGACCGCGGCGGGCGACCCGGTGCCGGTGTTGTCGAGCGTGTCCGTAAGGGCAAAGTTGGCGGGGTCCGGGTCCAGAAACCATAGCGTGATGAACGACGCGCTGATGACTGCCGCAAGGTTCTGGTAGCGCGTCGCGACCACGAGATTGTCAGTTCCCTCGGTCTCCTGCGCCATGTCGAGGAAGCCGGCGTCTGCACCTACCGTAACGTTGTCGGGATCCCAAATCATCGCATCGGCAAGGCTACAGTACCGCCATAGCGTTCCCGCCGGCGACCACACCCGCTGCTTGTCGATGTAAAGGGACGTTCCCATCGCGCTCGACAGGCCGGTAACTAGGTAGTCGGTGTCGTTGACAGTGACGGTGAAGCTGTCCCCCGACTCGATTACGCCGGAGACCGTTACCTTCTTCACCTGAGCCACGGCCTCGGTGGCGTCGACACCGCCGGTAATCGTCGCGTCCGCCGTGACCGCAACGCTGCCGCCAACGGTGACGACGACTGTGTGCGTGTTAACGCTGTCGCCGGTGCCGGGGGCGGCTGCAAGCGTAACGACCGCGTCAACCGTACTCGCCGAGTACCCGTGAACAGCCGTGCCGTTGTTGACCTGCGTGGCGACACGGATGGCTGTGGCGGCGTTCGACGCGTTCCAGTCGACCGGCTCCGCGAGGATTTCAACATCGTTGACCTTGATCGAACTGACGGTGTCGGTGCCGGGATTGAGTGTGCCGTCAGTGATTTCGATGTCGGCGGTCGCCAAAACCTCCACGACGCCCGCCACGTTTGCCACCACGTTCGTATTGGCAATCGTTCCGCCAACCGTAACCGTGTCGATCGTAAATGCGGTCCCCGGAACGCGCGCCGTGATACGGACTTCCGCGCCAAACACCAGCGATTCTACGTCGGCATCGCCGGACAGCTTGACCGCAAGACGCGAAGCTGCCGCCTCGATCGTCACGGCCGCTGCCACCGCAGCATCCCAATCGATCACACGAACGCCGTTGTAGAAATGGAAGATGTTGCCATCGTTGTATTCGACGACGACGTAAAGAAGCCCCTGGAACGACTTCACATCAAGGATTTTGACGAGGTCTGCGTGCAACCCCCCGGCCAACACCCCGGCGCCGAAAGACCCCTGCGCCATCGTTTCGGTAGTTGTGATGGTATTCCCAATCGTGCCGCCGGCTTTCGCCGTCAGCGTCATCGTGCCGTCGGCATTGTCTGTCGCGGAAACGTCTTCGTTAAGCGTCATCGCGGCGGCATAGTTGGTGCCCGCGGTCGCCCCAAGATTGATGGCCGCCGTCAGATTGGCGATGCTTGCCAATCGGTCAGCGCCAATCTTGACGTTGCCGTTCACATTGGTAAGCGTGGTCTGGAAAGTGTAGACCTTGCCACCGATCGTAACCGTCTCGGTGTCGGCAGCATTCTGAGCAGCCGTGATGGTCAGCGTACCCGTCGCTTTTACCGTCGCGCCACCGGTCATCGTGGCCGCGGCAAACGACCCCTGCGCCAAAGTCTCTGTAGTATTGATGCCGTCGCCGCCCGAGCCACCCGCTTTGGCTGTGAGCGTCATTGTGCCGTCGCCGTTGTCGGTGGCGTAAGCGACAGTGTTTCGTGTCATCAGCATCGCGTAATCGGTGCCCGCTACCCCGCCAAGAGTGTTGATGGCAGCCGTCAGATTGGCAACACTTGCCAACCGGTTAGCACCGATGTGGACGTTGCCATCAACATTGGTGAGCGTGGTCTGAAACGTGTAGACCTTCGCGCCGATCGTCACCGTCTCGGTGTTGGCGGCGTTCTGACCGCTCACGATGGTAAACGTGCCGCTTGCGTGGCCGGGCTGAAGCCGCTGGTACTGCACCCCGACAGGAGTGGTCGCGGCCAAATCATCCGAGCCAAACACATAAAGCTGACCACGGAGAGACGCGAGACCACGGGTGCCGGCGGAAAGCGTGAAGATCGACGAGAACTTCTTGCGGCGCTCGATGTCGCCGCCGCGGGTGATGTGCCCGTCCTTCAGTGTCCAGAGCGCGCCAGGAGTCCCCGCCACCCGCTTACGGGTGCGGTTCATGCCGGGGCGAAAATCGTCGATGCTGATGTAGGCCAAGGGGGTCTAGCGCCCCGATACGCGAACCACCGCACCGCGACGCAAGCCGTGATCAACGGCGCCAAGCCCGATACGCACAAACCCGGAGGCGCCCTGCGAACGACCCTTGACGCGGACCAGCCGGGCAGCGAGCGCGATCTGCTTTTCCAGCTTGGTCTCCTTGTTCGTCTCGAGCGAGATCGCCGCGGTCAGGACAACAATGTTGTCGTCGAGCCTGCAAAGATCGGCGTCATCGACAAGCTGCTGGAACTTGGTGATGCCGACGAACTGAAGCGCCTGCGTGTTGCTCGCCGGGATCGGCCAGACCTCGATCATTTCTTTTGTGGTTTGCCACCGCACGTCCCACTTGGACACCGGGTCGCCGCGGACGTCGGCCTCGGAATCATACTCCGCGTATTCCTCGAAATCGATGCCGCGAGTGATCGGGATGGGAAGACTGCTCTGCCAGACGACGACCTTTTCCAGACGATCGAAATCCATGTCGTCGGGGAAGTCGTAGTACCGCTCGCCGGCGGACAATGTGATGCGCGCGAATACCTGGCGAAGGTGCGGCCAGTCGTACTCGTCGTAAAGGGATTCGTACGCGCGACCGATCGCCTGCTGGATCGACGGCAGGTCGGCCGCGCGGACGCCGGGATCGTTGTTCCGGCGGAGCTCGGCGCGAACGTCGGAAATCAGTTGGGTAAACTGTTTTCTGCGCAAACTAGTCCACCAGTGCGGTCTTCTCGACCTTCGTGCGCACCGGCTTCGCCGACGCGTCGGGGACTTCGTCGGGGAGCCGTTGCGGCAGATCCGCCGTGTCATGCCCGAACATGCCGCGCAGCATGTCCATCCGCGGCTTCAGCGCCTCGGCGGTGAGGGTGTTGATGTTGGCATAAATGCCGTAGAGGCGCTGCCGCTCCTGCAGATGAGGGCGCTGTTCCTCGCCGACCGGCGCGATGTTGACCACGGCGTCCTCGCCGTGAAGGGCGCGAAGGATCATTACCTCGGCTGCGGTGATCGAGTGTTTGTTGACCTCGTTGGCGACCGAGCCGTTGAGGCGGACTTTTGCATCATAAAGTTGCATGGTTGGTACCCTGTTTTTGTCCGGCTATGTAATCCGCCGCCGTTTGAAGAAGTTCCGTATCGTCTTTGAAACGACCAAGTCCAAGATTGCAATCGCTACAAAGTAAACCCCGCACCCTGCCGGTTGCGTGGCAATGATCGACATGAAATCTACCGCGTCCGCCAGGAGTATCTGTTCGACAAATCGCGCATTTACCGCCCTGCCTTTCCAGCATCGCGTCTATCTGCGCGATAGTCAGGCCAAATTTACGCCGCATGTGACCCGCACGCGCCAGCACGCGATACTTGTCGATGTTGGCGGAATAATACTCGGCCGCGTACCGCGCCTTGGTGCTCTCTTGGGACATTCTTCAGGAAGTATATTCCATGAGGAGCGGCCAGACCCACTTTCCGAAGGCTATTCCAGCCACGAAACCAACTGCGAAAGCTACCATCAGACACCATCCGTAACTGCGACGCCGATATTGACGTCTTGGGAAGAAGCGGGCTTGTGACCCGCTTCTCAGTTGTTCGTTATTAGCTCGGCAGGAGCGGGATCGTGTACCAGGTGGTCGTGTCGATCGCGACGAAAATGGCGGGGATGAGACCCGACGCCAAATTCATCACGGTATCCGCGCCGAGCGCATTTATGGCATCGCCCGAGAACGGGTAAATCTTCGCGATACCATTAGTCGTACCCTTGACGATGACGACCGAGCCAGCGGTGGCCGCAGGAAGTTTCCAGCCAAGAGCATTGTTCGCGCCGGTAATGACAGTGAAACCAGCCACGAGAGCCGCCGCATCACTTTGCTGCGACCCTGCACCGGCCACCGGAGTCTGAATCGGGATTCGGAACATCGTTGTGAACTGCTCGATGCCGGCGTGCGTTTCCGCGCCCGAATGAGTCTCGATACCAGAGTGCGTTTCCGCACCCGAGTGGGTCTCGATGCCAGCGTGGGTCTCAGCGCCAGAGTGGGTTTCCGCACCCGAGTGAGTCTCGACGCCCGCGTGTGTTTCAGCGCCCGAATGTGTCTCAACACCGGAATGCGTCTCGGCACCGGAATGCGTCTCGGCACCGGTGTGAACGTGCGCTTCGGCAGTCGTCTTGACGCCGGTGACGGTCTGAGCCGTCGCCAGGGTCATCAAAGTGTCGGTACCGCCAAGCACCGGGATATGCAGATCGCGATTTCCGGTCTCGTTGCCAGGCAGAATCCTGACGGCGTGGGAGTCGTTGGAGTCCGACAGACTGAGATCGCCGGTGACGAGAACGTCGCCTTCGAACTCGGTGTTATCGGCTACCGAAGCATCAAACACCGCCTCCACCAGCGAGACCTTGACCACCGAACCAGCGGGGATCGTGGTGGACGCTTGATAGACGATGTGGATGTCGTCGCCGGTGTCGTCGAACGTCAGCAAGAATGAGCCGGCGCCTTGCAGATAAAGACGCTGATGCGCCTCTACCCACATTGTTGCACCGGTGGATCGATACGACGCCGCCGTTTTGCCCGATGCGTAATCGATCCCGATAGTGCCGTTGTCCGCAACTGCCGCCGCGGGAGCGAGTTCGTAGATTTCTGTGCTCATTGTTCGCTCCTATGCGATCGAGTAGACGCCGTGGACGTTGCGCTTGTTGCAAACAAGCCCACCCATCCAGGTCTTCGCGCGGTAAAACACGTACTTGTTCTCGGGCCGCGCCGGGTTGTGACGTTTCATGTTTTCGCCGTCGATGACCTTCACCTTGATGTGGCGCATGTCGAAGACGTGCAAGAACTTCGACCGGCCAAGGTCGTCGAGCGTCGGGTCATACTGAATGTTGTTGCCCTTGAACGAGATGTCGGCCATGCCGGTGTCGGTCTTGCCCTTGGACATGAAACCGTCCATCGAATACGTGCCGGCAGAACGCAGTTCTTTCTCGAGGGCTTCGATGAGGTCGGAGCCGGCGAGCCACAGCTTCGGATTTCCGCCGTAGCGGCGAAGCTGGCGGTATTCCTTCTGCAGCTTGGTCGTCACGACCATGTTGGCCGGAGTGCCCGCGTTGAGGCCCAGCGACGCGCGGTTACGCCAGGCGGTGTTCGCCGACTGATCAACGCCGCCGACGACGGTTGCCGTGGTCGGATCATCGAGAATGATCGACGCGATGCCGGGGACCAGCTTCGGATCACTTGAGCCATCGGCCCAATACATTGCGTTGAAGCCGCGGTCGGTGCCCTCTTCGAGGTCGTCGAATTTGTCCTCGAGGATGTTGACCAGAGCGGTGAGCTCGCGGTCAGAGTGCTCCGACGTGTTCTTGCCGGTGACGCTGTCCGTGACGGAAATGCCGTCGATCGCCAGCTCGTGCATCGAGAACTGGATACCGGCGTGAATCAGCTTCCACGGGTAATTGTAGCGCCGGGCGTTGACCGGGTTCGCGTAACCGACGGAGTCGTCGTTCACGAAGCCCTGAATACTGGTCGTGTAATCGAACTTGATGGGGCCGGACAGGGTATCCTTGCCGCCTGGGAAAGTGGATTCGGTCTCGCGCAGCGCCTTCAGAAACGGTTTGTCCTGTAGCGTCTGCGGCTCGACCTTGCGCCTATCGAGAAAGAATTCGAGTGTCGAATTCGCGATATTCTCGACTTCGGCAAGAGTGAAGTCTGCCATTTACGTCCTCTGCGGGATCAACCGGTCTTGAGCGCGGCCCTTGCTGCTTCCAGCATGGTTGTAGGCTTCGCCGTCGATCGGTTTGAAGCAGCATCCGTCACCGCTTTTACCTCCCGCTTCCGTGGGACCAGCGCCTTGAAATCGGCGTTGATTTCCGCCAACGCCTTTTCGGCGATTTCGACGGCCTCGGCTGCGTTCGGGGGCGTGCCTCGCTCGTGGAGCGCGACTTTGATCGCCCGCATGACGTGCGGCTGCTTCAGTTTCCAGTCTGGATCCGCTTTTTCCTTGGAGGCTTCCCACCCGGAGACTTTTGCCCGAACCTCGTCGACCAGTTCGCGGTTCACCGTCTGTTGACGAAACTGCGTTTCACGCTCACTTGACCGGTTCGCCCGCTGCTCTGCGATCGCCGCATTGGTGCGGGCTTCCGCGAGTGCTTTGGCGTCCGGCGCCGTAATCAGACCCTTGTTGACTTTGTCCTGCAGGTCATCCGGCAGGATGTCCCCAAACATGCGTTGAAGCTGCTCGAAGACAGGTTTGATCTGATCGTACGCTTTGCGCGGGTCTTGCTTGAGATTCTTGCCGATTTCGAAGAGTTGGTTGACCTCGTCGGGGACGAGACCCGCTTCCTGGACGAACCGAACAACTTTATCGAACTGTTCCGCCGCGGGGCGAAGGTGTTCGATCTCTCTGTCGCGTTCCGCCCGCTCTGCGAGCAGGCTGTCGATCCGCTTCTTCGTCTTCGGCTTAAGCCGGGAGAGTTCCTCTTCAGTCAGTTCGTCCGATTCCGCTTCCGGCTCGCCGCCTTCCTTGGCAGGCTCCTCGGTCTTGGCTTCGGACTTTGGATCCGGTTCGTCGGACTTGGGCGTTTTGTCCGTTTTAGGCGCCAACGCGGCCTTAACAGCCGCAAGCATGTCGCCTTTTTCGCCCTTGGCTTCAGGTTTACCTTCCGGCTTGCCTTCCACCTTGTCCGCGGGTGACGGTTCCGCAGGGGTATCTTTTACGTCCTTGGTCTCAACTTCCCCTTTCGGGGCGTCTTCGACCTTATCGGTCGGTGACGATTCCGACATGCAGCGTCTTCCTCTCGATTAAAGAGGACGCAACATTTGCACAAAAAGATACAATCTGTCAAACCGACGAAACTAAACGCCTCCGCCGCGCAAGATCATTGCGCTGGCGCACCCGGAGCGGGCGCGGGAGCCGGATAAGCCGGCTGCGCCCCCGGCTCGTTACCGCCGGGCTGCGGTTGATTGTTTCCGCCTTGCGGCCCCTGCGCGGCTGGTCCGCCAAGAGGCGGAGGCGGCGTTCCGGCCAGGGAATTGAGCGCCGCGATCGACGGCATCCCCTCGGCGACGCCTTCCTCGAGATCGATGTCGAGTAGATCGAGCGCCTTCTTGACAAACGGAATTGGGTTAACGCCGGGCAGTTGGATGAGGTACGGTGCCGCGCGTTCGAAGTCGGCCAGCTTCGCCGCCTTGTTTGGACGACCGCTCGACCCGGCTTCGATTTCCAGAAGCAGGTCTTTGACGATCTCTTCGCGAGTCGGCGCCTGCGCCGGCCAGACGGCACCAGGGCCGGCAATCTCACGCACGGTGTCGATCGACAGTTCGAGAAGCATCAACTGACCCATGCCGCGGGCGAGCTGCGTGAGCATGGTGTCGAGATCGTCCACATTGTCGGCGCTCGCCGACATGCGGCTGTTCTCGGCGATGCTGGTTTCCGTCGCCGTGGCGCCGGAGACGCCGCCGAGATTGGCCTCCTGGGATCCGACGGCACGCATGATGTCCTGAAACACCGTCTCGGTCTCGTAGAGCGATGGATCGATGTTGGCGACCGGAACGCGCTGCAAGACCTTTTCGATGTCCTCCCCCGGCAGAAGCGCGGAAATTTCGATGATGGTGTGCGCCGGCGAAGTCGACAGCGCGTCCTTATCCACCTTCTCAAGTTTGCCCTTGACCGTCGCGTACCGCGGCCGCGCCGAAATACGATGCTCTCGCCTCCCCTGCCCCGCGCTGTTGTAATCGCGCTGCATGTGTCTCGCCATCCAGACGTCGGACGGCGGGAACAGTTGTTCCTCACTCTCGATTTCGTTAAACACGAGCGGAAACAGGGTCCAGAACCGCTCGATTTTCACGTCTGGCTCGTAAGGTTCTTTCAGGAAGTCGGAATAGCCTTCACAGACGGTCAAGCACTGGCCGTTACTCTTGTCCTGAATTTCCCAAATGCAGGCTTCCTCTACCTTCTGGCCATCGGCCTTGACGCCCTCATCGGGCGTGTATGCCTTGAATTGCCCCGTCTTGAGGCTGACGCCGTAAGTCTCCTGGACATCGTCAGGTTCCATGTGAAATTCATGCGTCACCCACCGGGCGCCGGTGAACGTCTTTAGGTGCCGACACCGCTTGTCGGGGGTGATGTCGGTGGCCCGCGGAAACGACAGAGTCGGCCCCTCTCGAGCAATGATCTCGACCTTTTGCTGCAGGTCAGCCACCAGAAGGCGCAATTCCTCTGCCTTGGCGCTCTCCTTCTCAACATCCCCGGCCTTCATCTGCGCCATCAGGACTTCGATGCGCGCGATCTGATCGGTGGCGTCGGCGATACGCCCTTCGATGTCAGCGTCCTTCTTCAGTTGCCGCTGAAAACCTAGTTGAATATACGACACACCGCATACCTTGGCGCGGCGAACCATTCCCTTGATCTGCTCCTTGTAGCCGTTGTCCTGCTCATCAAGATAGTGCGCGAACAGCAGCTCCATCGTCTTCGCAAGACGGTCGTACATCAAAAGCTGCTGCTTGGCTTGCTGTACCTCCTGCAGCAGCGCAATCGCTTGCGGATCGATCGGCGCGGGAACAAGCGCGCCGGACAGCGGGTCGACGATCGGCGGTGCAATTTGTGCCTGCTGGACCGCCATCTCCGCCTGTTGAAGGCTTTGCGGATCCCCGTCCCAAATCTGATAGAGCAGCTTTTGCTTCTTCTTGGCAACGGACTTCGGATTCCTGGCGTAAAGCGTCGCAACGGCCTGATTGATGTGCCGATTGATAACCGGCACGATGTAATTCTCGTTGTCGACCCACTCCTTCTCGTCGGTCCCGTCAGCTGCGATCTTCATGCACGTCCGCATCCGCTTAAAAGCGGGTTCGAAGTGCTTCTTGTCAGCCTTGACCCGCGCGATCCACTTCTTGACGAGCGCGGCACGCGCCGGATCGACCTCTTTGTCGTCGACCGTCACCGAGTTCGGGGCGTTCGTTTCCGAGGTTTCGCTTACGTAATCAGACATTTTCTATATTTCCGACAGTTTGGACGCGCGAAGATACGCCGCGCCCCGCTCTAGAGTTTTAGGGTTATCCTTGGCCAAACCCAAAATCACGTTACACGGATGGCTCAGAATACCACGAACCCTCTTAGTGTTGTGGCAGTGATCCGTGTTCCACCCGTTCACTCCTTTCGGCTCGTCTGAACCACAGCACGCGCAGACTCGCCCCTGCGCCTCAAACATCGCGTCCCACTGGTCTTCCGTGAGACCGTAAAACTTCTTGAGCCAATGACGCCGGTTGAGCGCGCGATGCTTATCAGGATTAGCTTTCTTCCAACGCTTTTGGTACGCATATCTTTCTTCGCGATTAGCCTTCGCCCGCGCGCGACCGTCTGCAATCACTTTCTCACGATTAGCCGCATACCACATCCTGCCCCGTTCGCGCTGCCGCTCTCGGTTCTTGACGTACCACTCACGCTGATACGCTCGCTTTTCTTCTTGCGACTTCACCACCCTGCAATCGCCTTCTTCGATGCGTCGCGACGAGCCTTTGCTCGCGATTGAGCCAGTATCCATTGGATACTGCCGACCGCCACAACCTTGTCGTCTACCATCGGTTCTTTTTCGCCGGAGATTTCCTTCGTCAAACCTTGCCCGATGTGAGCGAGGACGTCCACAAAATCGTCATGAGTGCCGAACGGAAATTGAAGAATCTGTTTCCTAGCAGCAGGCCACCACGGAGCGAATGCCGGAAAGAAAACCTTCTTCATTGACATACGTCCTTGGATTGATCGAGCGCGCGTCCGCTTGTCTTTCGATGGCACCACCGGGTCAATCGTGATGTACGTACCGGTTTCATTCATGCGGCGGTACAAAAATGGCCCGAAGCTCTTACTTATGAGGTCCGACTCCATCCAGAAAATAAGCGGCTTGTGCGTTTTAAACTGGTACAAAAGCTCGTCCACGGTGCGCAGGGTATCCATCCTGTCGATCACCCAATCCGGGCGAATCCAGATGTTATCTTCACTGTCGATCTCGACGCAGCCAATCACCGTCGAGTCGGCTTTCTCCTTTGTCGAGACCGCATGATCGGAAGCGCCATATGTTCTGGTGTGCTTCGGGATGTCATCGATCGAATGGTATTCTTGAATCCACTCGGCCTTGAAGAAATCGCCATCCTCCGGCGCCGGCTGACCCATGCGCAGCGCGCCGAAGCCGCGCTTGTCGAGCTGCTTCTGCCGAGCCAAAAAGGGAAAGTCGAATTCTTCCGGCCACAACGTCGCGATCGGTTTCGACCCAAACTGCTCAATCACCAGCGGGTCGGTCTGCACCTCGAGCGAAAGTCCAAGCGCCTTCGCCAGATCGGGATCCTCGATAACCGCCGGCAGATTGATATACGTCCACTCGCTCGCGACGCCACGATAACGCTTGTTGCGCTCCGGGTGGTCGGGGTCGCAGAGCCGACCAATCAAATCGTCCTCCGACCACCGGGTGTGAACGACGACGATCGCGCCGCGCTTCCTGATGCGGGTGTTGACAACCTTGGTGAACCAGTTCCAGACACGCTCGCGGTACGCCTCAGACTGCGCGTCGTCGTCGTTGCGAATCGGGTCGTCGATCAGGAACACGTCCGCCGGCTTGCCGGTACCGGAACCGCCAACGCCTATAAACGCGGTCTTGCCGCCGAGCGTCGTGATGAGTTCGGACTTGTTGGCGCCGCCACGGCGCAGTTTGTGGTTTGGAAACACCTGCCGGTGAAAATTGGCGTTAACCAGGGAACGCACGTCGTCGCCAAACGTGTTGGCGAAGTCCTGGTTGTAGGCGCCAACCATGATGTTCATGCGCGGATTACGACCCTGCATCCACGCCGGACCGGCGCGCGTAAGCACCTGCGATTTCCCGTACTGCGGCCCAATCGAAATGGCGACGCGCTTCATCTCGCGCTTGTCGACCTTCTGCATGATCTGGCAAAGCAACTTCGCCTGCGGCGTCGGCTGGTAGAGCGACAGTTCCGCGTCGTCCGGGTCGTTGGGATCCGGCATGGATAGCGCGCAATATTGCAGCAGGTCGTCGTGGGCGCGTTGAACGGCGTCGAGCCGCCGTGCGGCTTTCAGAAGATGCTTGCGCTGCGCGATGTCCGCGCGCAGTTTGTCGTCGATATCCGTCACTTAATCGCCCGGCATGACAATGGGTTCTTGAAGCCCGTCCATAAATCGCTTTGTAACTTCCCAAACAAATTCCCTGTCCATCAGACCAGCGTCAACGGACCTGACGTGCCGGGCCAAGATGGACGCCAGACGAACTCGCTGCGCCAGACGCAACTCTTGAACGGCTGTTCTCAGTTCGGTCATGCCGCCTCGTCCAGAATGGCGGTTCGCACCCGACCGATTTCGCCGAAGTCCCGGTGGTAGGTGATCGCCTGCAACGACCGGCCGGACAGATAACCCTTACCGAAATGCCATGCATCAAGGGGGATCGGCGCCTGATGCGTCTCACAGATAACGCCCTCGTCCTCCGTCGCCGTCTTAGCGGAGTGGTGCAGATGGAATCCGTGGCAATAGCGGAACTTCGTCGCGCCCCAATCCTCGGCACGACGGTGCGCCATGATCGACGGCATCTTCCCGATCTTGACGGTATGGCCGTGCGTGGCGCCCAACAGCACTTTGCCAAAGCGGAACCAAAAGAACAGGCTCGGATCCACGTCAACAGTGACGCGCGGCTCGTCGCGGAACCAGGCCAACAGAAAATAACCAATCGCCACCGACGTGTCCTCGTCGTGATTGCCGGGCAGGATGCGCACGGTGACATGCCGGTGCCGGGCGAGCGCGGAATATATCGTGCGAACCGCCATGCGGGTGATCGTCTGCAGCACCTTCGGATAGCGCCCGTCGACGTCCTGCGGCGTACCGGCCGTCGTTTCGTTGAGCTGGCTGTCGCTATGCATCAGATCGCCGCCGCCAAGTACGATCGCTTCCGCCGACGCCGGCGAGCGGACGATGACGTCCCTAATGCCGTTACCGATCACTCGTTCGGCGATTTTCAAGTCCCAATTCTGCTCAACCTCCGACGCCCAGGCAAACATTCCAACGTGCCAGTCGTTCACCGGAATCAGCGTCAGAAGATCGGTGTCGATCGCCTTCGGAGCTTTGATCGACTTCGCCGGTTTGACGTCGACGAACGCGTTCTTGATCCACTCAACCAAAGTGGTCGGGTCGAACACGCCCTCTTTCGTCTTGACCCACTTAACGATCTCGCGCCCGTCGGGATCGAGAAGCGCCGACACGCCCCTGATGACGTGACCGTTCGGCACGACAAACTCCCCGCCGCGGTCCTGTCTTTGCTGAATGCTCCGGCCAGCGGGGCCGTCCGTCACCTGCGAGATGCGGAACCCCGGCATCGCCGGCGCCACATCGAGCAGCATCCCGCGTTCCGCCGCCCGACGAAGACGGTTTGCGAGTGTCCCTCGCGGGATTCCTAACTGTCCGGCCGCAAGGGTCTGGTTGCCGCCTGCCTCCAAATACGCCTTGGCGGCTTTCGCCGCGAGGTCGTCAGACAGTGGGAGACTTGACACTCAGCTGTTTCCCCGCACCGCGTCGTACAACCGATCGAACTGCTTCATAATCCGTTCCTCCAAGTCCTTGATGACCGAGAAAGTCACGTATTCACGCGCAGCACGTTCCCTGAATTCGCTGATTTCGATGTGAGCGTCATCCGCCCGCTTCTTGGCTTCGTCCGCCATTACCGCGTTGGCTTTCGACCGGCCTTCGGCGCGCACCGCCCAGGCGACGATGCCAACGCCGGCGGAGAGAAAGGCAAGAATGACGTACGCGGCATTCCAGTCGACAGTCAACATTTGCACAACTTTAGACAGATCAAGTGGTTGAGGTCAAATCTCACACCCATTCTTCCTGACCGATGTGGTCGCTACCCGAATGAAATCTTGGCCGGAGGCAGAGGTTTTCATCGGCAGGACGCTCCAAAAAATACGTCCTACCTTTCTAGGTGCGAGGGCTTAACACACGGCTAGAAAGAGCGGCCTACGGCCGCCGCGATGATGCTGGCGTGGGGCATGACAACTCCGGGATGGTGGACTAAGACAAAACTAACCGGCGTCATAAGCTTGTGACGGCGGCGTGAAGTCCGTCGTCCACCGGGCGATGTCTTTGGAGACTCGCACTTCATCTATCCATCCATTGAGATACTTATCAGCCGCATTAAAATGGCCTTTGCCGAAATCAAGAGTTGCGGATAAGTCGGGTAGCGTGCCAATCGCTGTAAGTGTCGTTAAACTATATGCAATACCATCTTTATATATTGCCAATGACGAACCGTTGCGAACAACTGCAAGATGATACCATGTGTTGGCTGATAACCCCGGTGTTGCCGTATAATGGGCGACGTACGAACCAGCAGAGAGGGCATAGAATGTAAGCGAGCCGGTATCGACATTAAGTTCCATCCTGTTCGAGTCACTCACATATTGTTGAAATATTGCAATATCTGTTGGTATACTGGGGAGGCGTATCCAAAAATCTATTGTGAAATTTCCGCTCCCGAATGCCCAATCAGCGCTATCGGGAGTGCTTAGATAATCGCCAGTCCCATCAAACAACGCACTGGCTCCACCAAATTTGCTCTGCGCCGTATCGATCTGTGCGTTGCCATTGGCAGTGACCGTCTTTGCACCCGCCGAACTGTCGGTGAAGGCGGTCGAAGCGTCTGCGCCATCGCAGTGGAGGAGCAGCTTTGTGAAGGCGTCGTTGCCGCCGATGCCACCTCCCACCCCAAACCCGATGAGCTGATTAACCATCAGCATCGCCAGAGTGGGCGGAAACTTCACCACGAAAGCGTTGGCGACCTGTTCCTTGGTCAGCACGCCGCGACGGAGTAGATCGGCAAGTGCCGCGCGCCGTTCCTGCCGCGACGCCGGCAAGTAGCCCGGAGTGAGCAGCCGCGCGTCGACCGGCCGGATGATCGCCGGCCGCGGCGGGAAACAGATCGGGGGAAGGTCGGCGGGAAACATCAGAGTCGCGCCTTCAACGCCGCGCGGAATTGAGCCGCCGTGATCGCGGCCTTGCCTTCCAGCGCCCGCAGCCGGTTTTCGTGATCGAACAAAACCTTGAAGGCAAGCACATCGAAGCGGTCGAGTGTGGATTCCTTCTCGGCGTCGATACCGGCGGCCAGTTCGGGCGCCGTCTTGTCCCTCATCGTCCACACCCGCGTCACCCGCGCCGCCTCGACGGTGACGACCGGGCCAGTCTGGACTTGCGTCGCCGGATCGAACGGCGGGTTTGTTTCTTCGACGGGCAACCAGCGCCAACCGGGCTTGGTCTGCACGGTTGGATCGATATTCGATGCGAAGCGGTCGATCACATCGACTGACGAGACGAGGGCGTGTTCAGTCATCAGCTTGCGTCTTTCAAAGCCGTGGTAGTGAACAGCAGCTTGATCCCGTGCAGCCGGGCATCGACCGCCATCGTGTCTCCGGCATCCGCAACCGTTCGGTTCAACTGGAACATCACCCAATCGCCTGCGGCGGGAGTGCCGGCTATCGTAATCGCCGATGAGGTCGGGCCAACGTAAACGTCATCCGTGGTGCCGCCGGTATCGACGGAAGTCTGCGCCGTGCCGAACGCCACGTCACCGGCGTCGTCATTGCTGCACGCCACTCCCGCCAGACCGAACGCCACGCCGAAATTCGTTGTCGTTGCCGGATGCGACCAAATCGGCGCGAAACTCACCGTGCCTTCGTCCCAACTCTCCGGGAACATGAAGGCGAACTGCACGAACTCCTGGGTCGTCGTGTCGAAATCTTTCGTGACGAACATATTCTTGTTCGACGACTTTTCGATTGACCCGGCCGCCGCGCCGTTCGTCGTGCGCGACACCATCGCTCCGGCGGGGATGATGATGGTCTGCAGACCGTAAGGCGTGTTCCAGGCCGGATCATCCGCCCCCATCGTCAGGACTTGACCAGCGGTGCCCTTTGCCAGCCGATCCGGCACCGTCGCATTGCGGAAGATGATGTCGCCGCGCGTGGTGAGCAGACTTGCCGCAATCGCACCCGTCGCCGAGTAGAGCGTGTCGAAGTAGGCCTTGAGCGTCGCCTTGACGTTCGCCCAGGTGAGAACCTTGACGGCGAACGAAGCGACACTGTCGAGCAGGCCGAATTCATCGGCATCAACCGGCGTCGTCTTGCCGGCAACCCCGTGAATCGACGAGGCAACATTCGTCGCGTCGGTCACATCCGCGGAAGCTTCGATGCCACCAAGTTTCGACCCCTGCGCCGTCGTGAATGCCGCCGTCGTATCGTCCAGAACAGTCGCGTGCGCCTGCACACTGCCGCCGATGTCCGCATCCTTGAGTATCGTCGCGTCAGCCGGCTCGTACACGCCGCTGTGATTGTGCGCCGCGTCCGCCGGCGCAAACCCCGCCGTCTTGACGTCGACGCCACCAGTGCCGTCCCACACCACCGCGTGCCCGTCGGTGACGGCTGTCGCCGGCGAAACGACATTGCCGGCGCCAGCGCCATCCAAACCGGGCATACCCTGAATACCTTGAATGCCCTGAATGCCCTGCGGACCTTGCGCCCCCACGGCGCCAGCAGCACCAGTGGCGCCAGTAGCACCAGTGGCGCCAGTAGCACCAGCCGGACCCGGCACGCCGAGCTCCGCAACCACATCCGGCGCGAGCTGATCCAGCCCGATGACCGCGTTCGCGATCAGGCCGTCGGCACGCGTGAACCGCTTCAGAAACTCGACGATCTCGCCAACCGAAACCTCGACAAGATTGCCGTCCGCGTTAACCTTGTCGCCGGGCAGCGGGCGCGTCGGGTTGGCGTTCTGGTAGCTCTGGTAGTCGAACTGACGAGTGTATTTCGTCGGATAAGGCATTTCACAACTTTAGACAAACAAGGGACAAGGGGTCAAATTCCGGTTGACAATTCTCGGTCTCGCGCCTACGTCAACGACATGAAAAGGATTCTCGCAGCACTAGCTCTTGCACTCGTGGCCTCCGTCGCTGCGGCGGAAGGAACGCACACCATAGCCGGAATCGAGTGGCGAAAAACCACGCCGGCCGAAGCGCACGCAGTCTCGGCTATAGGTCTGCCCCCGGCCCGTTACGACCACTTCAACCCCGACGTCGAAATCGTCCGCGTTCCCGCCTCCGCGATGGGAATCACCTGTCGCGGCCTGTTCGGTGGATCCGGGCGGAAACCGCCCTCGGCCTGTACGTTCCTCGGGCCGCCCCGCTGCCAGATAATCCTCCCAACCGAAAGCCCGATGCTCGCAGTCCTGCTCCGGCACGAAATGGGCCACTGCAACGGATGGACTGGCGACCATCCCAATTAAGCTCCGAGCCGGCCGCGCGTAGCGTTAAACAAATCCATCAACTGCGCGGCGGTCAATGCGACACCCTCCCACGCACACGCCACAGCCTCGCGCGATCCATTTGTGAAGGGCGGAGTTCCTACGCCATTATCGCCGGCGGCACCTAACTGAACAGGATAGCTGGCACTTCCTGAAGCGGGCGATGTGTAGGCTGCGGCTTTTCCTGTCTCTTGCACCGCGTTAATTTGCATAATTCCGCTATTGACACTGGCTTCGTCCAAAGAAACCGCGATGAAACTCCATGCATTGGTTGTAACCAATGCGGTGCTAATCATGCTTAACGCCGCTACTCCGCTGCCATTACACGCACTGAACAACAATCCGCCCGCCACTCTGACGGCAAAGTGAAATCCTGTGTTGCTGACGCCGCCAGCACTGTCGCCAAAAACGATTTGAGAAACGCCAAGGGGCCAACGACCCCACGCAACTAACGTGAATTTGGCGCTGTCTTTGTGAATGTTCTGCATCCACGTTTCGTTGGCAGAATCGTAGGTGAAGAAATCCCCGCCATCGAAGTCCCAATACTCAGCCGACGACAACCCGCCGGCGGAACCGTTAAAAGTTGGGTCGCTGGCCTGCGCCGCAGATGTCGTGCCACGGTTGAAGTCGTAGCCGCTGCCAGAGAGGTCGAGCCACGATTGACCGCTCGAGTACGACGAAGCGTCGCCGGCATCGAGACAGAGTTTCAGACCGGATGTGAGGCTAAGAGCATTGATTGCACCAATCGCCCCGTAATTCAGCCCGCCCATGATGAGACCTGTCATCAGATGAGCGTCCGCGTCCACTTGAGCGAGAACGAGAAGTCAACACACGACGCGTTGGCGCTGATTGTGACGACAATGTCATCGCCGGCAACAAAAACGTTGTTGGATGCTTGCGCCTGCGATTGCTCGGCGGACGAAACGGCGTTGGCGGCCCCGCCAAGAGCGGTCGTGTTGATCTTGAAAGTCGCGGTTGCGGTGCCGGAGACGCACTTGGTCGTCGCTTCGGTAATCATCCCGCCTTCGGTTGCCTTGAGAACCAGCGTGTAGCTACGATTGCTCAAGGATCCCAGGATGGCGCCGTAAAACGGCTCTGCGGTCTGTGAGCGTGCGGCAGCCGAGAGCGTCACGCGCTGCGCGGCGGCATCGGCGTCATCGAGAAGCGCCCTCCCCGCGGCCGTCAAAGCAATCTGCTCTGGCGCCCCACCAGCCACCGAACCAAGAAGTTTGTTCGCTGAAAGATTCTGAATCTTCGCCAGGGTAATAGCCGCATCCGGTATCTTTGCCGATGTGACGGCTTCGTCGGCGATCTTGGCGGACGAGACCGCGTTGGTCGCGATCTTGCCGGAGGTGACAGCCGCGGCGGCAATCTTGTCCTCGGTGACGGCGCCATCGGCGAGTTTTTCGCTCGTAACAGCGTTCGCGGCGAGCCTGGCGGAGTTGACGGCAAGAGTTGCTATCTTGGCGGCCGTGACGGCGCCGTCGGCCAGCTTCGGCGTCGTGACGTCGCCGTCGTTGAGCACCAGCGGGTCGAACGCGCCGAGGAAATCGGCGAGGAAAACCCACTGCCCGGCGGCCAGATCGGTTGCGAAGTCAGCCCCGGAGGTGTGATCTTCCAACGCGCGGTAGAAATTGGCGCCGTTGAAGACGGTGTCGCCCATGAAATGCACAGTGGTTGCCGACCACGCCGTCGGCGGGTTGATGCCGATCTCTAACGCGGCGGCGAGCTGATCCGGGCCTATGCTTGCGTTGGCGATGGCTCCGTCGGCGCGCTGGATGAGCGCGAGGTTTGCTAAAAGTTCATCTAAAGAAACTTTAATGGCGTTGAATTCGGCGTCGAGATCCGCGCCGGTGTACGGCTTCGCCGGGTTCGCCTGCGCGATCAGCGTGAAGCTGTTCTGGCGGTCGTAGGGGGTGGGCTGCGGCACGGCTTCTTAGGAATCGATTGGCCAGCCGGCGGCGAAACGGCGGTGCGCGCGGTAGAAGGGCGCTCTGCCGGGCGTGCGTGCCGCCCAGCAGAGTCGCTTTTCGGCCTGCACACGCAGACCTCGTGGGCTAAGCCCGCGACCACACTAGCACGGCGTCTGATTTGTTGCCAAGTGAGCAGCGGCGGTGTAGGGTGAATCGTTCGTCGGGGCTTTTCTCCTTTCTCCCCGCGGACGGCCCCCGTGAGCGCGGTGTACCTCCCCGTCCCAAGACGCTCCGGGGGCCACAATCCTCACGTCACGCGAAGGCCCGGTCGTTTCGGCGGCCGAGCCAATTTCTCAAACGAGGTACGATGCGCTTCGCTTATGCCGACCCGCCCTACCTCGGCTGCGGCAAACTCTACTCGGCGCACCACCCCGACGCTCTCGACTTCGATGATCCTGAGACCCATCGTCGTTTGATTTCGCGCCTTGGCGACGAATTCCCCGACGGATGGGCCTTGAGCGCCTCCGAACCGTCTCTTCGTGTGTTTCTGCAGATGTGCCCATCCGACGTGCGCGTAGCATCATGGGTGAAGCCCTTCGCGTCCTTCAAACCAGGCGTTGGAGTGGCCTATACGTGGGAGCCGGTGCTGTTCCGCGGCGGACGTAAGGTGTCCCGGGACCAGCCTACGCGACGGGACTGGCTCGCCGAAAGCATCACGCTTCGAAAAGGGCTGACCGGCGCGAAACCCCCACGATTCTGCCGGTGGATTTTCTCGCTTTTGAACGCGGACGCCGACGATGATCTGGTTGACCTATTTCCGGGAACCGGAATCGTTGGAGCCACTTGGAAATCGTGGCTGGCGCTGGATTGCCCCGTCGAAATAGGCGGAAACAAGAAAGCGGACAAAGCGTCAAAACCGATTTCCAGAGCCGAAAATTAGCGAAAGCACATCCGAGGTTCGGCGCACGCGCGAGCCGCCCCCCGTCCCCGGGGTGCCACCCCCGCCGGTGCTGGCGCCGCGGACGATACCGCCTGAATAAGGCGGGGTTAGTCTAGCAACCCCCTAGCTTCTGGCGTGCGATCACCCTCGTTTGGTGTGCTATCCGGCGCGCTAACGACCGGAGTTGCCCTCGCCATCAGCTCGCTTTCAAACCGCTCGATCTCCTGCGAGTGCCGGTCCAGGTATGCCTTTAGCTGCTCCGTCGTCATGCCGGCGAGATCATCGGTCGTTTCGGCCCCGGAACGATTCTCCTTTTGGCCGTAGCCAGCGGCACCGAGCAAAATCCTAATCACGACTGCTTTTGTCGGGTTTCCTGTTGTATCACTCTGTAACATTTCGTGAGCAACACGCAAAGCCAGGGGCGCCGATTCTGTCTCGAGAACCCGCTCAATCTCAGCACCAATCGCATCTCTTATCTTTGGGTTATGGGCGAAGCGCCAGGCGATATCCTCGGCCGCCTCATAGCCCGCAGCTCGTGCAGCATCAGGTGCCGTAGACCCGCGCGCCACAGCACGCACAAAAACCAACTGTTGCGTGTTTAACCCATCTTGCACTACCGGTAAGCGAGTCATCCTTGGCTCAGCCCTTCCTTCACGTCATCATCGAAACCGAGCACTGTCTGCCGCTTGGTCGACCGCGAAAAGTCGAATCAGCCGGCACGATCGACCTGCTCAATCCCGCATACGGACTGGTCGACGTCGACGCTCGAGTACCAATCGAGCTCGCCAAGGCATTCCTGCGGATGCATCAGGCGTACAAATCAGCCCTCTAGGATACTGATCGGCGCCGGCAATCGCTGGCGTCGATCACGCTTTCGTGAACATCGATCACTTTTTCGTGATATGCGCATAATCAGACAATATGTACTTGTCGCCCGTCTGAGAGTGTGCATATTAACAGACGGAAGAGACAAAGGAGAATCTCTATGACAACCCACCTCACAATCCAAGGCTACGTCGTAGGCCCGATTTGGCAACCCGGGTTCGACAACTGTTTCAAGCCCTTCACCTACGACGTCCAACCAGACGAACCCGGCACGCTGCGCGATCATGTGCTGAAAAGTCTAATAAGGAGAACCCCCAAATGACACATGAATTCAAATGCGCCGCGGCCCTCGAGCCAGGCGACCTGGTTGACCTCGAGGATGACCCCTACGCGGATCCCAAGCGCGATCACGTCGAATACCAGTTCAAACTCGCCACGGTCTATCAGGCCGAGTACGAAGCGCCCGATTGCGTCGTCGTCGATTTCGACGCAACGACCGTCGGCTTTCCCCCGGACCATCGCGTGATCGTGGTGACACCATGAAGCGCCTCACAATCGTGCTTGAACACGATGGCGCTTCACCGCCGACACGATTCGACGCCACCTTGACCGATGATGGCGACGTGTGGTGCCGCTTTTGCGACAACCGCCAGAGCTGGTACGCCGGCAATCGCCAAGCGGTACTTGGCGCCGTCATAGACCTTAAGTTGGAGATCGACTCTTACGTCACCGATCTCCTCAATCTCTCCAAGGTGCCCGCATGACCCACGTCCTCGGCACCCTGGTCCGCTATGCCTTGCTCGCATCGCTGATCACTTACCTTGCTTGCAACGTCTGAAAAGGAGAAAACCATGCAAACCTCAGTCGATTTCGACATTCTGTCCCGCAAAGGAAAAGTCCTGCTAAAAACCGGCGCGGACCTGGCCGGCGCGGACCTGGCCGGCGCGTACCTGGCCGGCGCGGACATGGCCGGCGCGGACCTGACCGGCGCGAACCTGGCCGACGCGAACCTGGCCGGCGCGAACCTGGCCGGCGCGTACCTGGCCCGCGCGGACCTGGCCCGCGCGAACCTGGCCGGCGCGAACCTGACCTGCGCGAACCTGGCCTACGCGAACCTGGCCCACGCGGACCTGGCCGGCGCGTACCTGGCCGGCGCGAACC